CATCTCCCCATCTGATGACCGCTTATTGGAATTCCCAAGTAATATTGCACGTGAAGGGTTATTTACTATGGGTCGTGTTAACTATAGTGATGGTACATCTCGCATGTTAGCGATTGATGGTGGTCGTATGTCTATTATTGGTTTAGGGAATTATATCTCAACGTTAGCGGGTGAAACCAATAGCTTTGCATTAGATTACCAATTAGCTGATAATGAGCTAGCATGGAATGCTGAGATGGGAGAAGGAAGAGGGATTACGGAAATCTATCGTTACCGTACCTTAGAGGTGGATGGTAGTTACTCTGTTAGTCTTGTCTGTGTACCAGTCTGGAAAGGCGATACACAAGGATGGGATTTACAATACTACCTCTATAATCTCGATAGAGATATCTATTTAGATGTCACCGATAAGGTAGAAGTCGGTGCGACCTCTGACATGTTTAATGGTCGTAGTTATGGACGTATCCAACACATTAACGTGGCATTAGAATTATCTAAACTCGATTTAGGGTTAAATGCGTATCGTCATGTGCAGAACTTTGAAATCGGTTTATCCGGTAGTCCATTGCTTTATGATAGTCCGTATATCATCCAGTATCATAATAACCAAAATCCTGGTTATGGTCGTGATGTGAAAGTGAAACTCGATATCGGTACACCGCTGGAAGCACACTTTAAATTTAATGAGTTCTTACAAATTGGTACTGTGGAAGAGTTCTTAGAAAGAACGGTTTATCAAACTAAACCAGTATTCAATGAACGCATTGAATCTAAAGCACCAACGCCAACTCACTTCACGATTACAACACCTGATAATGTGGTACATGAGTATCCATTAGACATGTGGAACCAAGAAATCGTGGTACCGACTTCTGAACGTTATCCATTTAAGGATGGTTCAACCGTATTAGTAAGTTGGTTACGTAAAGTGTCACCTACTGTGACGCAACACATTACCATGACACCGATGGTAGCCCGTCTATCATAAGGAGTGTAGTATGATATTGCATCAGGAAGACTGGTTAAGGTATCCTGGTGCGATTGCGGATTACGATACACCGAATCGGTCATTCGTTAAGTTTGCTAACTTGTTACATCGGCAAGATATTAAAAACTGTCTCTTCATGTTAGCACTACACGATAGTGGATTAAAAGGGGTCGATCCATTCGACCCCTCTTTATCACCACAACTCCGCAGTCGCATCTTAATCGAGTGTAAGAATAACCCTTGGTATTGGTTACGTGAAGTCGCAAGATTGCCTGCTACCGGGGTAAATGGGATTAGTATCGATGCTAACCGGTCGATTATCGCCATGTGGTGGTGTTTATTAAACTGTATCAGTACGTATGCTATCCAGCCACGTCAGACAGGTAAATCAGTAGGGGCAGACTTGTTCCATATTTACAATGTCATGGTGTATGGATACAATACGCAAGGATTATTGATTACCAAAGACCGTCCCTTAGTAGTAAAGAATACGGAACGTCTGAAAAAAATAAGAGGGATGTTACCGTCTTATTTCTGGATGAAATCCCGTAAAGACAAAGATATCGAAGATTACATCAACAATGCACAGGAATTAAATACGTTAAACTTAATCCCTGCTCAGAACGATGAACAGTCTGCGATTAACGCCGCTCGTGGTTATACAATCGAACGTTTACATGTGGATGAAATTGCCTTCGTGAAATGGAACTGGAAAATGTTACCTGCGGTGGTATCCGCAATGGATGAAGCAATCAAGAATGCGAAGAAAGCCGGTATGCTTTATGGACGTCTCTATACGACCACTGCCGGTGACTTATCCACCAGACAAGGTAAGTATGCTTATGCGTTATTCTGTTCAGGTTGCCCTTGGACAGATGAGTTCTATGATATTGGTAATCGTACTTTACTTGATAAGTTTGTCTGTGAACAAACCGGGTTACCGGTACCATTAATCAGCATGCAGTTCTCTCACCGCATGTTAGGCTTATCTGATGAAGAGTTCTATCAACGTATCATGTCAGCCCCATCCACAGATGAAGATATCAACAAAGACTACTTCTTAATCTGGGGTAAAGGCGGTAAGGATAACATCATTCCTAAAGCGATATTAGCGGATATGGATCAATCTGTCATTATGCCTAAGTATAATGAGATAGCTGCAAATGGCTACGTCGTACGTTGGTATATCAATAAAGATGAAATTCTTAACTACATGGAAACGCACCAGCTTATCTTAGGTGTGGACACCTCTGAACAAATCGGTCGAGATAGTACCGCATTAGTCTTAATCAATACGTCAGATTTATCTGTGGTCGCCACGATACAGATTCGTAGCGGTAATTTATTGGTGGCAGCAAAATGGTTAGCGTTATTCATGGTAAGATGGAAAACGGTTACATTAATCATTGAGAAGAAATCCTCTGCGCAAACCTTTATCGATGCTATCTTATTGGCATTTAAATCAGCAGGACTTAATCCATTTGCTCGTATCTTTAATAGATTGGTGGATGATAAAGCCAATAACCTTGCTGGCTATCAGCAAATCATGCGTGGTAATCCATCGGATGATATCATTGATAAATATCGTCATCTCTTTGGTTTCAATACTTCAGAGAAAACGCGTACTCACTTGTACTCAAAAGTGTTACAAGAAGCCGCAGAACAAACCCGTCATGTTATCCGTGACCAAGGGTTAGTGAACCAGTTAGGTCAATTAAAGATTGATAAAGATGGTCGGGTAGATCATGCTTCATCTGGACACGATGACTTCTGTATCGCCTGGTTATTAGCAAACTGGTTATTGCGCTATGGACGTAATCTCAATTACTATGGAATTGATTCACGTCGTGCCATGATTAACGTTGCTGCGGATGGTAGACAGCTCTGTGATGATGATTTAGTCGAGATTCAGCGTATTGAACAACTTAAAAAAGAAGCCGATGATTTAGTCGAAGAATTCGGTCGTACGCATCATCCTGCGTTACGTTTAAAGGTTGAACAACGTCTTCAAGTGATTAACCGTAAGTTAGACCAATACGGTGTTGAACCTCGTACTGTCGATAGCTTTGCTCGTAAAGAGGAAGAAGTGAAACGACACGAGAAACGTAAACATCGTTTCGGTATAAGATAATAATTATCTATTTGATAGTTTGTCAATTGACAAGAAAAAAGGCGGTAGTAATACCGCCTTTTAGGAGTTAGAATCCGAAGGTGTATTTACCTGGATTCTTAATAGTTATTCTCCGAGAATAACTGTCGACCTTAGGTCGTGGTTTTGTATGGACCACTTCCTTAGGTTTTTGATGCGTTACCGGAATACGATGTACTCCGTTAATCACATCTAAGAATGTAAGATCCATAGTGAATCTCCTTCTTATTAGTTGATAGAATGTGAAAATGTCGTTAAGATATCTTCACGCCTGTAGGGAGTTAGGGGCCCCTACTCCCCTCTTTATTTTTTAGTGTTTATTCATTGGATATCTCCTATGTTTAGTTGAACACAAGCAAGGATATTAAATATCTCTGCACCCGTCCACATTTATGCGGACAAAATTGGAGGATTAGGGTAATCCTAATCCTCCTTTTAATTGGTTGTTTAATCCGTGTAGATGAACTCGGCGATTTCACCACCGGTTGTGTTATCATATCGAGAGGCTCGTTCGATAAGTGATTCCATGGTTGGGAATTTCTCATCGAGTTTAACCATGTGGATATCCGTGCCAGCCACACCAATCGCAAAATCCATTAAGCAACTCATACCGCTACCCATGCCGATGCAGTATTCACTCTCGACATCATGGAAATATTCTAATTTATTTCCATCCTCGTTCGGGCTAGGTTGCCAGATGTAAGCACCGTTTTTGGTAATGAACATGATTTCCATTAATGATGCTTGTATTTCGCTCTCAGGAAGAAGACCGTTTTGAATCAACCAAATGGTATCATTTACGTATTCTTCCCACCAGTGTTTAAGCGCAGTGAAACCACGCTTAGCTGCATCTACTAGACCTGGCAACAAAGCCATGTTGCCTGCGAAGGCAATGACTTTACACGGGTTACCCGGTGTATAATCGAACTGATGCTCATCGTCGAGTTCGATATATTTACCGCCTGACTCAGGCAGTTTGAACACCAGGTCATCGCCTATGTATTCCTTATATAGACGTGCGTTATGAGCGGTGCTCGGGATTTGAGCGACCACCTCTTGCTTGAGGAGATCGTTTAATAGTTGTTCAACTTCGTCCTTCGATTTAAGGACGGTGAGTTTGGTGTCGGTCAGTAAACGACCTTGTCTGTAAACGACAGTTGTCATATTTTACTCCTTGACAAAGGGGTTAATGAAATAGGGTGCCTGTATTGACACCCTGGTATATCAAGCTGTACTAATTGAACATGTGTCCAGTTAGTACTTTACGTTCCGCTAGCTTGTATAGCGTCGCGCCAAACGGTATTTCGATACCTGTTTTGGCTCTTTCTCTAGCGTAGAGGATATTATCTCGCCAGAATTGATTTTTAATCTGTTGGATAACTTCCTCTTTATAATCTCCCGGTTCTAACATTTTCATGTACCTCTAGATTATCACCACGTATGATGATTGACCATATCAACCATCTCCCTGCAAAGATTTTAATCCTTGCATCATGGTTATAATATAGGATCATAAAAATTATAGACTGGGACAAAAGTAGAGGGAGTCTTTTGACTCCCTCCTTTTATGTTGTTACCATTTATTGTGCCAATCTGGTGTGCTATAATCAGCACGGATTGATTCACGTTTCACAGCAACTGAACTCCCTTTTAGGACTTCTTTCGCTAAATCCACCACATCAGCTGACTCAAATCCGATACCGGTACGACGTGTTGCAATCGCACGAAGTGCAGTTGGGTCAACGGTCATGGCATAAGATTCAAGTGATGGTGAATTGTATTTATTTGCTTTCTCTAAACCTGGTTCACCTACACAGTCCCAAGTCACAATAGATGTCGTGTATTTTTCTAAACGACCATTTGCAAACTTATCACGTGTAAATGAACGGACAGAGAAACAAACGTTCATATCAGGGTCAGCGAATTTCTGTTCAAGGACTCGACCATATGGACCGGATGGTTTAATCTTACCACGGATACCGATATAGCGATTTCCTTTGACATCTTTTAATGTGGTATCGATTACGACTTCTTTAATCGTGTGCGATTCACATTTTTCTTCAATACGCATTACACGAGCAAGGTATTCTTGTTCGCTTTGTCCGGTTTCAGGCATTGGGTGACCTAACTCCCCAATCAAGCAACCCTTACGTAAGCGACGAGCAAAGATACTGTCACCATTGAGGATTTCTTGTACAGGATCAGTCTTATAAACTGCCCCATAAGAGTTAGGGTATTCTAATGCACCCAAAATGACATCATACCAGCCTTGTGCATCTGGTTTTAATGTCCCTGCCTTATTTACACCAAGTAATGCTTCTGAGTTCAATTTAATTGTACTCATCCTTTATTCCTTTTCTACTTCGTTCTTAATTGGTAATAATGAAGGTATTCCTCTTTCGATATCTCGTCGATATCGATATTCTTTCCTAACTCAGGAATAAAGCTAGGTGATTTGAAATCATGTAGCGTGATTTTATAATAACCTGGCTCTAACCAGACTCCATCAATATATTGAAGACGTACTTGGTTACGAAGATACCACGTATAATGACGTGATACGTGACTTCTTATTTCAATCTCAATGTTGTATAAGAACATCGAACCAATAATCATGCCATAATACTCACGGGTTTTTGGTGTCGCTGCAATTAACCAATGTTCATCCGTATAATCTGCATCAGGACAAAGTTCCGTATTCGGTTTGACTGCATGCTGCCATTGTAGCTGATAAATATGCATCACACTAAAACGTGTGGTATCATAGATATCTTGCATGTAAGCCATCCCCACATCTCCAAATCCTAATAGACATTTCAGAATCATCGGTGAAGTCGATGTACGAGGGATACTTCTTGATTCCCCCGGAAATAACTTCGTGGAGAAGCGTGGTATAAACGCTTCTACTGAGTCATCAAAGCTAACATGATATAACTCATTATCCGTCTGATCGACATCGATGATTTCAAGATTTTTCATCCCTTCCTCACCATAGGCAATCATCAACTGATTTATCAGTGCGTCCTTTTCGTTCATCTTATTAGCTCCGTAGTATCTTCTCGATACGCGTGATTTTCTTCGATTTCTCAGCTAAACCAGAAGTTAATCCATCTTCATAGTAACTGCCTAAGAGTTTATTATACGTATCCGTCGCCCCTAATGAAATATTTCGTAAGGCTACCCAGTTAGGCATCTTATTATCTACTTCATCATAGTTCTTCACGGTATCACGATACATGAACTTATCGTTTTTCGGGTCACGTGCAATGTTACTCTGAATCATCTCTAAGACCTGCGGGATATTGATTAAGCTCTTACCAATGTAATAACTATCTTTATCATAGATCTTTAAGATATCATCATAATTCATAAACCAAGGTACGCGACCTAATGCGGTAAAATGGTGATAGATATAGTAACTCAGCTGTTCTTCTGCCATCACATCCATCGTTTCAAGAATCGTATCCCCTCGTGTATAATGTAATACACGTTGAACCTCATCTTGATTCTTAAAGGTAAACATCTCAGAGATATTCGCATAGACTCTTGCAGGGATACTAAAGACTGCATATTTCTTTGCCTCTAAATCCACAAAAGCAAATACCCCAAGTAACTGAAATTTCTCATCCATCTTCGCGAGTTTTGCTGTTAAGTAATCTTCAGGAAAGACGATGTCGATATCTTTTAATGCGATAAGTCTCCCATCTTTCGTTTCTGATAACAGCGATTTGATATGCTTATCATCTCGTTTCAGTATGGAAGTAATAGGCGTATTTTCGCCGATATCAGAATACTTCATGCATTACCTCCGCATTACAGATTAGGCATATCTGTTTGTTTTACGACCACGTAGTTATTCACTAAATCACTCACGATTTCACTTAATACGTACTGATACGTTGCGATACGTGGGTCAATCTTCGCTTCATCCACACGACGTTGGATTTCAGTGTATGCTTTCGCTAATTGTGGCCAATGATTTAACCCGATGTTTAAAACTAATAAACGAGTAAACGTATAGATATCAGGTGCACCTTGAGTTGGTTGTAACTGACTCGTAATACGACCGGCAATGGCTGCTGTATTCGCATTAGGATTCGGATCTTTTGGATCTAAGAATAATGCAATGAATTCAGACGGTTGTTTACCTAATTCTTCAATAAAGGTTGGGACGAACAATTTCAAGAATGTAGAACGGAAGTTCGCTTGTACACTTGAAATATGGTCGTTATACGCTTTATTAAATTCATTTGCTAAACGTTCACTGTTTTCTAATAAGAAATTGATGTGCGTATTGGTATTCGCTGCTACTGCACCTAATACCGCGTCTGCATTACCACCACGTTCGATAAATTGTTCAAATGCATTTTTATACACGTAAACCACATTTGCACCGACATCACGATAAGCAACCACAATACCGCCTTCATCAACAACATTCACGTTATTGATATAGCGATTTAATAATCCGCCTAATTGAGCGAATGTACGCACCAAATAATCTTTATATTGGTTTAACGGAATATTAATCGTACTGTCAATGGTATCATTTGCTAAGAATGACGCATGGATAAAGTAAGCGACAATTAACTCATCGATAATCTGGTGTTGTTTACCCACATCAATCGCAGTTGGGAATGACATGCCATCCACGAAGTATTTACGATACGTATCCACTAGCCAGTTAGAAGGATAACGAGCAATCATGTCGACAATTGCATCATCCAAGGTCGTGCTACCGCTACGGAGTAATTGCATGATATCATCTTCACTACGATCCATGAATCCACTTTGTACACGTACATCTTGTGCTTGCGAGTTCATTAACTTCGCATGTTGTCCGATATATTCTAAGAACTGGTTGTTCTTATAAATATACGGGAATTCAATTTGTTGAATATCACTAATGGCGTAAGTTTCTTCGCTGTATTTTGATTTTACACCAGCAGCTACAGCATCGATGAATGGAATCACTTTATTGCGTAAGTTATCAATGGTATCGATAACGGGTTTCGCATACATCTCCGCTAATCCATCTAATTCACTGCCGTGACCTGATTCACGTTGGAATGCTTTTAACTGGTCGATATTAATGGTAATCGGGTTATCCTCAAGTTTAAATGCACCGGGATAAGAGGCACCAATTAAGGTATCTAATGTCCCTGTATTGAAGATAATTGTTCTGATCCCTTTTTCTTCAAGTGCATCAACGATTTCTTGAGCATAGCGCATGGCATTTGTTGTTAACATGTTCTATTCTCCTTATATTACCGGTTTAAGATTGCTTAACGCAGCACGGACAGCTATTGAGATGTCTTCTTGTAGAACGGTCTCTGCATTGACACCATTCTCTTCTTGAGGCAAGTCCATCCCTACCCCATCAATTTTCTGCATGATGCAGGTGACTAAATCAATCACATTTGCGACCACAAATATATTGCGTTCTCTGTTTAACATGGTTTATCCTCTCATTCGAGTAAATAAAATTTTCCGGAAAATTTTATCAATATATTAAACGACATAAGAAAAGGGAGGGATGTGCTCCCTCCCTATCTTGGACTTTCTATTCAATTAACTGTCATATGCTTCTAACGCTGCTATGGTAGCAAGACGTAACAGTACAGAGGTTGTCCCAATTAACTCAGGCGAACCTACAATACGATCAGATATACCAGCATAACCGAACATAGCGTGAATTGGTAATCCAGATTCTGTTTCATTCTTTCCAGAGAACCGACGTGCTATTGTACTCTTCAACTGATTGCTTCATTGTATTCACGTTGGTCGTTAATCAACGCAGTTTTATTACAAACTTCCCTAACTTTCATTAGGATATTAGACTATATCACTAAGAGAACCTCTTAGCCTCCTGTTTCCATTTAAACGATTTACGTGTTGATCAGACACGACGTACCACTTGGCCGTACTGGGCGTAACCCCATAGTCGTTGAACCCATCTCTTATCATGATAAGAGTTTCGGCTGCGGATCACCCATTGTAATATCTTAAGTTCTTTTACTATACCGAGACCATTACATCTCGCCATTTATCTATCACTAGATAAACTTAGTGACTTAAGCTTTAGGACTTCCCCGTCATTTATAGGAGGTTTCAGATAATCATTATCTGGGCTAGACTAACCACGATCTTATCCCCCAAGTCTACACCTAACTTATGCTCGATATAGACACGGATAGCAACCATACCAGGACCGATATCTTGAGACTTAAATCTCAATGGTTTATCTATCTTCCCTGTCATATGACGTTTATCGCTTAGTTTCAGTTTAGACCCACTAAAACGATACTTCATAATCTGATTTACGGTATCTTTTAAAGTAGGACTTAACTCATCTTCTTCACAGAAATAGAAACAATCTATCTTAATTACTTCACCATGATATTTCGCTTTAGGTGCAATCTGAGATAGTCGTCTTAATACATCGATACTATTACTATCGAAGTAACCACTTCCATCGAAGTTCTGGTCTTCAATAAAGAGCAATGGTGAATCGACATCGACTTCATCACCTAACTTCACCATATTACGAACGTTATCTGTTTTCTGTAATACGATTAAACGTTCTTTTACGATAGAAGAATTAAGTTGCTTACTGAACTTCTCTGATACGGCAGAAGAGTCTTCAAACGTATCATCCCCTTCTATAAGAAGTGTACGTGCATACGTCTTATCGCATAAGATAACTTGAGTAGGCAATAGAATATCACGGACAAAGAAAGATTGGTTAAATACAAGGACTTCACCTTTCTTAAACTTATATCCTACTTCTCTATCGCAAACAATATCATGACGATAGAAGTTACCTTTAGACGATGCAACCGTTATACCTATCTCTACCATCTCATCTTCAAGACTGTCATCTTTATAAGAGATTAAAACGTATTTTGCACCTTTCTCTTTGATAACACCTTCACCTTTCGATACATAAGCAAACTTATCATCTACTTGGTGTGCCACGATATATTCGTATCCAGTACGCACATGAGGAGGCATCGCACCTCTTATAGGAATACGGTGAGACGCTTGAATTGACGAGAAATTAACCCGTTTTTTCATAATCTTACTATTATAACTTATTAGTATGTGTTAAATTAAATACAAGTATAGGAGAAATCCATATGAAATCAAAATTAAATTCGATTAATTGCAAAGACCTCGTAGAATACCCACTAAAAGAAGGTTTCTACTACATTCCTTACCATAACTGGTACGCAATAAATCGGGAAGGTCTTATTTGGTCTATACGATTCCGAAAATTCGTTGCTAAAAACAAACATAAGTCCTTCAGATATCACACGGTATCTATTCAGGATGATAACGGTAATACGACATCAATCCCTCTTCATCGTTTACTTGCATCTGTTTTTCTCAATGATGGTACCGATAAAACCAAAATGCAAGTAGATCATATAGATGGCAATAAGAATAATAATTCCATTGACAACCTGGAATGGGTCACTCCGTCCGAGAACGTTAAACGTTCTTTCAAATTAGGACTGAGAGATAACAAACCAATCGGCGTTCTATTAAGAGATTGGAAAACAAAGAAAATATTTCGATTCATCACTCTTAATGATGCAGCTGAATTTGCTGGTTTGCATTATTCCGCGGTTTCTCATAGATGTAAAAACACTCCTGGTGTCGTGTATCCAGATGGATATCAATATAAGTTTGAATCTGACCCATCCCCATGGGTAGACGACATCACAGGACTCTCCTATGGTACTGATGTACCTGTTCTTGTAAAAGACCACAAGAACGGCAGTATAACCCGATTTGAGTGGTCTGGTGAAGCAGCAAAATATCTCGTCTTATCTCCTGGTCGTTTTTCAATGTGGTTAAACGACCCTCGCCAGTTATTAAATGAAGACCTTATTCAAATAAAACCGGACGATGATTCGATACCTTGGAGAGAAGTTGATGATCCGTATGAAGATATATCAAAAAATAATAACGGTATTAAACCTGTTATTATTCATGATACAAAAACCAATAAGGATTATCTCTTTACGCGAGCATCTCTTGCTGCAGCCTTTGCCGGAATACTTACGACGACACTTAATTGGCGCCTGAATAACAAGGATTCCGGTAAAAAGGTTTACGCTGACGGATATACTTACCGATACTATACTACTAAATTAAAGTAAGATTACGGACTATATCTTATCTACCTATAGGCGTTCTGTCTATAGGTAGACCCCTCCATTTCCATACTCACATTTCTTGTTTTCTGTACTCTACTCCGTTATTCTCTCTACTATTCCTAGTAAAGATATCGTTTCGATAGTCTCTGCTCTTTCTTCTCAGTGAGAAGCTTAGATCAGGATTGTACCCGATAACCCAGTCGTTAATGGATTATCCAGACTCATGCTTGCCTGTGTCTCCCTTTCTTGTTACTTTACCCAAGTGGTTAGCTTGGCCACATCTACCATCGCTGATAGAGCTTAGTAAAAGAGAGTGTTTGGGTAGTTTCCCTGAGTTAAAAGGGTTTAACGACAACCAATTGATCGTCGGTGTCACTGAAAGGACACGTCATAATTACGGAACTCATGATAGACGATGTATCATCGGCTGTTGTCTTATCTTTACCTGTTGTTCCCAATATCGAATCAAATTTAGGACTAGCTGAAGTAAAGGTTGTAATTGCTACATCAGAGCTATCGACCGTTGCCTCAGAGATTACCCCCAAGTCAGTATCATCGTAAGAACGAGTACGAGCAACCATACTACGCTTACTACGACCCCCTTCACCTGTGAAAGTAACATTCGCTTTCTCTTTCATGTTCTGAAGTGGGTTGATATCATCGATGATTTCGACTGATGGATCTTTACTAATCGCAATCATGACATCATCAGGTGGGATATCAAAGCGACGTTTAGTCGTAATCGGCTTACTCTTGAAGACACGTAAGTGATTTACTAACGTACTATAAACCTGGCCGGCTATCCGTTCATATCCCTTAATGACCATGTCCTCCATGTTAATCTCAGGACGATAGTTAGAAGTCGCCATGATTTCTACCGCACGGATATACAAAGGTGTCATTTCCGTAGGTTCATTCATCTTGATAGCCATTTCACGTGTACTATCGTCGATAAACATCTCATCGATTAAGTCTAACTCACGTTCATAACGAACTGCAATCCCTTCTTCTTGTAAGATAGCCCCATAAACATCTTTACTATCGAAATCATAAACAGAATAGTTCTTCAGATATTTTGCGTAGTTAGCAAAACCGCAGATAAGTAATTTATCACGCGGGGATAATTGAGACTTATCGAATACCCATTTCTCATCGGCAAAGCGTAAGACTAAATCAGACGCTTTACGTTCGAACTGTTTACCGGATTCATATTTCGTTACTGGTAATCTTAACATGTCTACGAAATGACTTAATCCATGTTTACGAGCCAAGATAAACCCAACTGGAATCAACTCACCTAGTATCTTCACCTCAGCGAATTCATCAGGAGAGTTACCCATATCGATACCGAATAACTCAGACTCATCTATCTCTTTACCTTTTAATAGCCAGATGTTCTTCTGATAGTCATAAGTAACGTGGTTACCAAAAGTGATATGATGGAGTCTTTCGTTTTTCTTAGTCTCTTTTAAGTCAAGCTTATAACCTTTCTCTTTATTCGTAAAGCTACGATAACGAGTCATTAATGCTTGGATATGACGTGGAACTTCTTCTATCTCTGTCTTTAATCCACCATAAACGACATCGGTATATAGTCCTTCAGCAATCTTGATATCGGTTTCAGCTGTAGCCCATTTCGTATAATTAAACTTACGACGCTCGCTACGGTTTAAGAACAACTTACCATAGTAAGAAGTTAATGAAACTCTATCGTTATCAAGCTTCCTCAAAAATTTGTCTCTTCGCTGTTTACGAATATACGTTTTGACGCTGCCAATTGTAGCCGTACCATCATCATCTATCTTAGGAACTTTGATACGAATGGTAGATTGACTACCACCCACAGGGGTTAAAGTGACTTTGTGGACTTCTGCTTTTGTTGCTAAATCAGAAACATCTTCGACTTCGTAATTATTAATCACGATACCAGTCTTTTGTAATGCAACAATATTACGAGCAATATCTCGTTTCAAGCATTTCTTAATGTAACGTTGGTCGAACTCTTTTAACGTAGACCGTAACATGGATTTATCGGTAATTAACGGTAAATCAGGAATCACTTCCTCTTTATCATTAATCGTCATATCCACTTCTTGGTTGACGTATTCTTCTAACGTCATGCTCTTATCAGGTGATTTAATCTTCTTATACGTATCCGATTCTTTTTCCCAGTATTCTTTCTGTTTATTGGTCATCATGAGTTCGTTAGTAAACTCTGCGATATTTCGTTTCGCATGCTGATCGATATAAGCAGAACTTGGGATAATACCTGATTTAGGGGTTTTAACACCTACTGGTTTATCATCACCAATTAATCGGCTATCAACAGGAGTATAAGGTGTTGATACACCCACATCCCGCTCGATATGAGGAGTGCTAACAGGATGATGAGGAGTAGGAGTCGAATGAGCCATAACCGCTTGGATAGCTTGCTCTGATTTCGGTTGTTCTGGTACTGCTCCCACGACAGGTTTCCGTTCAATTTCAGAAACGACTGCAACAGTTGTTTGTTCTGCTTCTTCTTCTTGGACATGAAGATCCTCCTTAATCGGGGCATCAGGGATAATCGTCTCACCATTATCCTGTATCTTCTCAGGATCAACAAAGTCATCATCTTTTAAGGATGTCTCTGTATTGGTATCATAGATCTTCTGAATCACTTTCGCTTCATTATTATCTACTTCTAATGGTGGGGTATCAACAGTATTGAGTTTATCCTTTTCAACAATCTTCGATAAGAACTTCAAGAAACGACGTTGGAATCGTCTTGCTGTGGATTGTGTAATCTGGATATCTTCATCTTCTTCTAATTCCTCAGATGTTGGTTCATCTGAATCATCCCCCAAAGACTCTTTTCCTGTTACCCATCTGTCTAATAGCCCTAAGTTTAATAAAACAGCACTGTTGTTATAGATACACAAGAAGTCGATTCTATCTAATTCACTTTCAGGAATATACTGAGCAAATAGAGAATTCTTACGAGAATACGGGTCTAACCATTTCCAGAAATCGAGTAATGCTAATTTCTCGTAGTTATCAAAGATTTTCCAGTAAGCTTTCTTCAACTCAATCGCTGAACGTTTTAATTCCGGTACAGTGGGTAACATTTCCGGTACATGGAACATAATCAACTGATGTCGAGTTGATTTCTTAATGTGTTCACGGATTCCATTTAAGTATCCACGATAACGTGCTTCAAAGAAGAATAAATGACGTTTAGGATTAGAACGGAATTCCATATGACGTCCCATAAGAGAATAATCTACAATCATATTCCAAGGACGTTTCCCTACAAACTTACCAAACTTCTTCTCATCTCTTGCCCAAAATACTTTCGGGTTTTTCTTATGATACGCTTTTATCGCTAAGCGATAGTTAAAGATTTTCTTCTTCACCGGACCCATGACACTATTATCATATTGGGTTTGGTGAAAGGCGACTTGCCCTTTTTTTCTACCTTTAATGAAAGGTGAGTCTTGAGATATCCCAAAACTCTCACGGTGGTCTGGATAGAAATAGTGAAGTACCGATAAATCGATTTCTTCTAATTCTGCGATGCGCCAGACTTTCGGATCTTCCATCTTAATAAAGTAACGTATCCCCTGCATACGATAGACTTGAGGATAACGCATCTCTAATGAAAGATTTTCATCTTGTTGCATAGTAAGACCTTATTATTGTTGTGACCGTCTACCACGTGACGGTGCAGTTAAACCTAATGAAGCACGAACCACGATATCGTTCTCGACTTCATATACGATATTGCCCATGGCGTTAATCACAGAAGAGCGTTTTGTTCTCGATTCATTTATCTGTTCGATTGCATCTTCTGAGTGTATTACGTTAAATGAACATTTATCACCATCATCTATCTTAATTTGGACTATATCTTGCTTAACCAATGGCTATCTGTCTTTGGTTAAACCCTACCGTTTTGGACTGAATAAATTCAATCCTACTCTACTCCGTTATTCTCTCTACTATTCCTAGCAGAGATATCGTTTCGATAGTCTCTGAACTCATATCCGATCTGGATACTTCGTTGCGTCGATGGTTCCATTGTTATCTTTTTCACGGTGCTTACTGACAAGATTACGTCGTAAGTATTATGCGTCATTCCTGAGTATAAGTCGTAGATAAATCAATATAGGAACTTTCCCGCAGTTAGGTAGGTTTAAGGTGACCATGATGGGTTTAGTCACCATCTAGACCAGGCATACGTGAACCATGTGGTGCAAATGTCTGGTAGTAGGAAGGATGATTTCTATCTGGATATTCCGGTGCGATGTTATCAGTGGGTTGTCCATCGACATATTCACGTTTTACGGAAGAAGGTGAAGTCGTTTTTACGTAGATATCACTGATATAAGATGAACCGTCTCCGATAACCGGATAACGTGTTACTTCTGCTTTCTTCGCATTTAAGATATCTTTCGTAATCAGATAGAACCATTCCATATACGTAATCGGACGAACTAATTTCTTATCCCATCCTGCAGGTAATTCACTAATATCTGCAAGTAACTGGAATTTCTCTTCATCTTCATACACCAATCCTAAATAGTGTCCTTTCACGATGATAGGACGCTCTTTAAAGTTATCACGTTCAAATGCACTAATCGTTCCTTCATTCCCTTCTATCGTCATCCATCTATCGCTTGAAATATCGTCTAATTGGACGTTTACACGCATTAATGAAGTTGGGTGGACTAAGTATGCAATCCCATCTTTGGATGGAAAGGAGAGGTTGTAGAAGCGGTCATTTCGCATCTGATAAATCACATGAGGCACGGATGCTTTTAACATCTGGAATAACCCGACATGAGTGGTATCTACAGTCGGTGAACGTTCATCTCCGAGTACTTCAGCACCCATAGTCATGGATGTAATAACGTTACGCGTGCCCAAATGAATGTTCCGTTTCGAGAATTTACTTTGTAAGAATCCTCCTTTACCGGTTAATACACCCTGGAAGTAGTCATATATCTCATTAGTGATATTCTGCATACTCGTACGGATGTTATTAATCATTGGGTTATTCTGTTTACTGTTCTCAAGACTGTTTGCTAATCGAAGTAACTTACGGTACATCTCGTTGCACTCGTCTTCAGTACTGAGTCCACTCTCATCGATTTGGATTTCACGTAAACCTGGTGGTAATACTAAGTGATTTTCAATCATTAATTGATTACGGTATTTATTGAATACCTCAATCATCATATTACGTTTCACCGAATCATTCTTCTTAAAGACTAATTCATGAATATGTTCCGTAAAGAAGAAGTAACCGGTATCTGCTCCCTCTTCACCCATATCGGCAGGCAAGAACTCTTTTGTGGAAGTATTCCATTTCGCAAACGCTTCCCCTCGCCAGATATCTTCATAGAAACGTCTCAGTCTCTTGATACATCGACAAATATACGGATGCATAATCGTCGTGTTTAACTTGATTAATCCAAAGGTGTAGTCACGAGAGGGTTTCCCTAAATCCCCAAATAAAACAGTTGAGAATAATCCTTCAGGATGGAAGTCTTGTCCATTTCCATCGAATATCTCAACGGATTTTATACGGGGGACTCTCGCTATCCGTTCACCAGTTGGAGTTAATAACGCAACATTAAATGGCGTTAATTTCTCTGCCATTGTTGTTTACCTCTTTAAATATTAAATTTAATACTCTTTTATCTTCTATCCCTTATATTAGGTAGCTAATCTAACATAAACACCCGGATAGACACATCGTCCGGACGATGTGTTGCCCTTAGACATATATAGGGATGATTATGAATAACAGAATAAACAATCAGACATAAGGAGTCTATATGGCCAAAGAAGATGATTATGACCTTGACTTCGGTGATGACCTGGATTTTGGGGATGTGGATTTTGATTCACCTGCTGCTAAACCGATAAAGGATGACAGACATCCTTTAATCATTGCGGGGAGTACAGGTGCAAAAGAATTCAAAGCCACCATCTTTAATCCAGATAACGTAGGGAAAGCATTAAAAGATGCGCTTCCACGACAGCTTCGTGATAGTGTCGATCATGTCGATAATGCTGCAACCTCCTTCAGAGATGAATACCGTAAAACTGTCGATGATCTTAAACCGACTGTAAAAGAACTGAAACGTTCTGCAAAAGGTTTTAAGAAAGCACTCGGTAATGTCTTACCAGAAGGATTGAGTAAGTGGCTCGATGAGAAGCTCGCGGATGATGAAGACAAGTATACATCCGGTCCTTCTGAAGAGGAATTAGCGGAACAACGTGTCGAAAGTACGTTGATGAGTATCTTCGAAAAACAACAAGAAATCGAAGGTCAACATCGACAAGAAGACAAGGTTGTTCAGTTAACTCAAGCGAACGCGCAAATAGAAGGGGTGAATACCCAACGTAAGGTATTGCGCAATATTACCACATTAGCGGATTACCAACGTCAGATTACCCTTCCATGGCAGAAAGAAATGCTTCGCATGAGTATGCGTCAATATAACGTTCAAGCATCGATGCTTAAAACGTTAGGCGAGTATACTCAAAATGCCATGATTGAGTTAAAAGCGATTACCAAAAATACGGCATTACCTGATCTTGCAAAAGACACGAATTATGAAGTCATGAAAGATGTAGGACTACGTAAGTTCTTCTCCATGACTTCGAACAGCTTATCTAGTAAGCTTCGTACCGGCACGATGCTCGGGACGATAGCAAAACGAGTAGGTAGTTCAGTTCGTGAGAAATTTAACGATCCATTTAAAGAGATTGCAAGTGGTATCGGGATGGTCTTGGATATGCAAGGCCAAGACATGGAGATGCAAAAAGAATTTGCCTCTATGGAAGGTGGCGCAGAGCTAGACGATAAAGCTCGTATGGAAGACATGATAGCGAAAGCTATCGGTGCGAAACTGGGTAATTCGGTTTTAGGTAAAGCTGCAGCATACGGGACAAACGCACTTCTTAATATGGTTCCTGGTTCGAAGAACTGGTTGAAACGTGTTGGGATGGGAAATGACCGTGCTGGACGGGTTATCAATGGCTGGATGCGTGATGGATTCAGTACTAAGAGTGATAACTGGGCAGTGAAGAAAGCAGTTTCTATCGCCAATACCTTAAGAGAGGGACTTGGTCTAGATAGAGGTATCGGTGATACCGCAGGTGGTAGTATCGAGTGGCATACTTCTAAGAATCTCTATAATAAGACTGAGTTTAATAACTATACGCAGAAATCGATTACGGAGATTATTCCAGGCTACCTTGCACGTATTTTGCAAAGTACGGAAGGACTAAGAACAGGTGAATTACCTGACTTAGTTGTATTTAGTCATGAACGTGATAAGTTTATCGATGCAAGAAGTAATGCAAGAGATACGTTAAGACGCGTATTTGGTAATGATAGTGAAGCCTTAAGAGATAGTTTAAGTGAAGTCACTTCTCGATTAGAAACGGACAGTAATAAGTTCACTAAAGAAGAGAAAAAGAAACTTGATGCCGCATTGTTTAAGATGATGCGACAAGGGCGTGATTTGGACTTGGATGATTTCTTAAGAGATAATACCGATGAGAAAGAAAACGTCTTTGCAAAAGCATTAGGTAAAGACCTCCATGCGAAGATTCGTGATAATGTTAGAAAGAATCTTTCATTAACCGATGATGATAAATTGGATAACATGAATGACGAAGCTGTTGATAAATACGAGAAGCTCATCAAACAATTTTATCGTTTATCCAGCAATTCAACCGAATTCGACCAACGTATCCTAGATATCTCTCGTGAAGGGTTACCTATCACTGATGCATTAAAACAGCTTGGTTACGTACAGAAAGATGGATTAAACAGTCATTCAATTGATATGACGAAGATTTATGAAGATCTGCTTTCTGGTAAGAATGACCATTTGATTAAGATATCTGAAAAAGGATCCAACGATCTTTATTTCGGTAATAACAACAACTTAACCAGTTCTCGTTTAATGGGTACAGGGAATGGAAATGGATTTGGTTCAACAGGACAAGTGTCCATGTCGATTGCAAGCCAATCTCAACCAGGTTGGTTTAATACGTATCCTGTCTGGTGGAATAGTTATCCGATTTGGTGGAATGCCTTCCCTGGTATGGGAAGTGGGTCATTTACGAATCCCTCTTCACCAAAAGGACCAACCCCACCAAATAAACCTCTAACGAGACAACAAAAGAAAACTCAAAAGAAACGGGGACCGAAAGGAAACATCCCAGTTCCACCATTTATGGGAGGTACCACCAATGGCAAATCAACAGCCTCGGCGCTCAACACTGGGGTACATGGAGGGATTATTGCTAGTCTTCCTCCTTCTATCTATGATGATATTTTATCTGCCTTGCGTAGTCTTGCTGACCCTATTAAACAAATTTCTGAACATGTTAGTGCACTTCGTTCGATTTATGAAACGAGTAAGACGAAGACTTCAGATGCTCATCAAGCAGAAACTCCGTCCGTAAAACTCTTAGAAGAGATTAGGGATAGTATCAAAGGTATCTCTGTTCATTTCCTTAAATCCAAGGAAAATCAAGAGGGAACGAAAACCCCTTGGGAAACCTTAGATGCATCGATTAATATTCAAACCTCTGCGGTATTAGGGGCACTCTCTAAGATTAACCAAAACATCATTGATTTTGGTAAAGGCAGTGGTGCGTTCATTGATACAAAAGGACGTGACCTCAATATGGATGAGCTCACCAGTGATTTAATCAACTGGAAGAAACTCGGTCGGTATACGAAGAACACCTTCAACTTCATGACGGATAAAGCCATGAAGATGTTTAAGTTTGCGAAAGAGAAAACGGTTAAGCTTGCACAATCATTCCATAAAGGGATTATTAAACCGACTGCAGATTGGTTTAAAGACCAATCTTGGGATATCTTACAAATCGACTTGTATCTGCCCGATAACATGAAAGAGCCGATTATTAAGGCTTCAAAATGGGCAGCAGGAAAATACTACGATGCAGAAGGTAAGGTCATTAAGACCATGAAAGATGTTAAAGATGGTATCTATGAGATTGACCCGATTACAGGGAAATTGAAATGGGTGACGTCATTAGAACAACTTCGTACTTCTGCAGTGGATGTATTAGGGAAGAAATTCAAAATCGATAAACTTCGTGGTTGGGGACAACGTGCTAAAACATGGGCAGTGACAGGCGGCGAGAAACTCTTAAATTTCCTAAACCCTGTTGCTCGTTTACAATCCGCGAAGAACTTCATTAAAGGGGCTTTCAAACGTTTCGAAGAGCAGATGGTGCAAGATGTTTACGTGGGTGAAGAAGAATCCCCTCGTATCACCGCAAACCAACTGATTAAAGGCACGTACTTCTGTCAAGGTAAACCATTACATCGTGTCAGAGATATCGTTGCGGATGTAACGGATGAACAAGGTAACGTAATCTTATCGATTGCAGAGATGCGTGAGAAAGGGTTATTTGATAAGAACGGAAATCCTTATAAGGATGTCTTAGATAGAGTCTTAAATAATGTTTTCGTTAAACCGATTAAACTTGGTCGTCAAATGCTTAAAGGTGGGTGGGATATCTTATCGGGTATCGGATCTAAATTTAAGTCATTTATGACAGGATTATTCAGTAACTGGGATGCGTCTATTTCATTAAACAGTAAATGGACGAAACGTATCTACGAGTTATTGGTATGGCGTTTTAATGGAAATAAAGGACAACCTCCTCATCATATCCAATCGATAGAGAATGATGACCCTATCAAAGAAAAGAAAGACGCAAAACAAGCGACTGAAGATGTTAAGAAACAAGTGACCGGTATGATGGATAAAGTCTCTAAAGCTGGGACTTATGCAGGTAAAGCATCGAATGCCGCTCGTAAAGGCATGGGTAAACTATTACGTCGTGCCGGTGTCGATGAAGAGAAAGTGAAGAAATTCGAAGAATCGAAAATCCCGGGTATCTTCAGTAAATGGTCAGAGAAGCTTAAAAAGAGCTCAGATAAGTATAAGAACATGTCTGCAGAAGATATTGCGAAAGACTTAGTTGACCAAGCGAAGAAACGTAAGGATGACTCAAAAGGTTGGTTTGGCAATAAAGTCAAACAAATCAAAGAACGTCAATCGATTATTCCGTCTAAACTGACTCGTTCTGAAACGATAAATCGTATCGGGGCATTAGCCACCGGTAAGAAATCGAATTGGATAGCACTAGATGATGTTCCTGATGATATCCTGAAGATTTATTATGAACACCATGATAATGATACCAATTATAAGAAACTCTTCCAAGTCAATCCAAAAACCGGTAAGGTGATGTTTAACTTACGTGGTTTACTGATGCTTGAACACCAACGTGTGATGAAGCTTCGTTTAAAACCAGGTAAGAAGAAATCCTCTACCAGACATCTTGGTCGTGCCGAGAAACTTATTCGTGGTCGTAAGACTGTTAATGACTTAACAGAGAATGCAAAACATCTTTCCGCGGGTGCGATATTTAGTGCCATGTTAGGCAATGAACAGGCACGCGATAGATTGAAACAATTTACCGAAGAGCGTAACCGTCATCGTGCTGAACGTAAAGCAGAAAAAGCCAAAGCGAAAGCTGAAGCTAAAGCTGCAAAAGAAGAAGCCCGTAAAGCTCGTAAAGAAGCCGATAGTAAGAAAGGCTTCGGTACCGGTATCATCGACAGATTTACCGGTAAACGCCGTAAAGGGTCATGGATGGATAAAGTCCAAGACTGGCACAGCCAACGTAAGAAAATGAAAGGTGGTGCTGATGAAGCGGGTAAAGAGAAGAAACCATGGTATAAAGACTTCTTAGGTAAGTTAGGTATTATCGGTACAGCAATTGGGTTTGCTGGTAAAGCACTGGTTGCGCCTGTTAAACTCCTGATTAACGTATTAAAAGGAACGTGGAACGTCCTTCGTTTAGGAAGTAAAGTCTTCCGTGGCGCAGGTCGATTCATTAAAGGTTTATTTGGCGTTAAATCAAAAGGAGCAAGCATTGCCAATGCTGCAGGTCGAATGGTAGGTAAAGTCGGTAAACAAGCTGGACGATTAGCTGTTCGTGCTGCCGTTCAAGGGGCAAGACTTCTCTTTACTAACCCAGTTGGTTTAGCAGTCATTGGTATTGCTGCGGCAGGTTTTGCTGCATATAAACTTTGGAAGTTCTTCCGAGATAATTTCCAAGAGATGGATGAATATCGTTTAGCGACATACGGACTTCATGCCAATAACAGTGTCGAGTTATCTAATATGATGCTGGCATTTGAAAAAGAAATGGAGAAAGAGATGTCGGTAAATGAAACCACAGGTTATTTAGTCGAGAAGAAAATCGATTATAACAAGTGGGCACCATTCTTCTGGAATGAAACGGAATCTGGTGAATTGTCTAAACAACAATTCCAAGAAGAACAGTTACCTCGTTTTACCATGTGGTATGAACAACGATTCTTACCGAACTTTAAACGTCATAAGGAAGCCGTTGTAGCAATAATGTCTCAAGCAAGTAATACAGGCTGGACAGGGTTCACTGACTGGTTATCAGATAAGTCTAAAGGCTTATATGATTTGGAATCGGTGGAAGATGGTGTAAAACCATCCTTCGTCCGTATGACCTTTGCAGATAAAGAGAAATCTCCATATGCACCGGACATGTATGGCTTTGACGGATTGCCGTTCAGCACACAAGACCAAGGCGCGTTACCATACGACCAGGTTAAGTATTATGCTGAACGTATTACGGCTAAGTTTGGTGAAGATGAAACGAGACTTCAAGAACGCATGAAATCCATGCAAAAATCTGTCGGTGATTCTCGTATCAAAGTTTCAAAAGATGGTAAGACATTTGACTTTGAAGATACGTTTAATAAACGCGATGAAATCAATGCAATACGTGAAGCCAATAAAGAAGACATTAAGAATGGTAACTACACTGTCGATGGTGTAGCGGCTACGAAATGGTCTTCAGTGGGTAAATCACGTGATGAGAAGATTACAATCGATGTAAACGGTCATAAGGTAGAAACGACAGTAGGTGAGTATGAAAATTTAGCAGGGATTACTAATAACTCTGTTTCTAATTTACAAGCGATGCGTTTCATTACTTATGGTCTACTCTTTAGTGATCAGCAACCATTTGATAGACAACAAATGAACTTTATCCTCCAATTAGAATACGAAGTGAATACTAAATATCTTCGTTCTGAAGCGAGAGATAAATCAGGTGGGGATTGGGTATACACAGGTGGTAATGAGGGCTTAGCGAAACTTTGGGAATCATTCGGTACCAAAGCTGGATTTGACTTAAAAGACGAAGAAGGCAAAAACGGATGGTTAACTTGGTTATCTAAACGTTTCTTCCCAATTTATACGGGTGTACTGGCTGCTGCTTCAAAAGATGGGTTCTTTAGTGGCGAGAAGAAACTGGTTAAAGGTGCTTCTTCCCTAGACCGTATCCCTGTTGAAGATCAAATGGATATCGCAGAGTTCTTAAAATCTGGTAAAGTCATTAAGATAATGTCAGGAGAAACAGATGAGTAAGACGGGTGATTTTATATTTAAAGGGGTTCCAATCGGACGGGACCCCGCTTACCTTGACAGATTCTATAAGAACATCAAGGCAAAGCATGAGTCTAAACCACTCGAAATGCCACTCGATGAAGAGAAGAAAAAGAAACTTCAAGAGAAGTGGGCGAAATATGCAGAACAGTTAAATGCAGAACGAGAAACTGCTGCGTCTTATACGACAGGTGGTGTATCAAATGGATATAACGTTCAATCTACCGATGGACGTGCAACCACAGCAGGGAATAACTGGAATGTGTATAGTCCACAGGTATTTGACCCGAACCAAGGCAATGCCATTTCCCTCTCTGAAGGAACAGGGATTACCTTATCGGGGATGCAATGGAAACCCCCACAAGGGTGGCAACCAAGTAAAGATGCCTACAAGAACTATGAAGTAATTGGTCCCCTCTTAACCGAAGTAGCAAAAGGTATCGGTGTACCAGAAGAGTTACTTATCTCAACGGCTGCACAAGAATCTGGGTTTAACCCAGCTGCAAAAGCACCCACATCTTCTGCAGGTGGTTTATTCCAGTTCATCGATGATACTTGGGCAAGTATGGTGAAGAAATACGGTGGTAAATATGGTATCACCATGTCGACCAGTAAGTTTGACCCTGTCGCGAATGCCATCATGGGTGCCCATTTCCTGAAAGACAACATTGAGGAAATCAATAAGAAGAAAAAAGAATTAGGCATGCCGGGTGCAACCGCAACCGATGCTTATGCCGCACACTTCTTGGGTACAGGTGGTGCGAAGAAATTACTTCAAGCATTACATGATAATCCAGAACAACCGATTAGTAATGGTGTCGTGAATCAAAGTCAGATTAATGCCAATAAGGAACTAACGCATGGTGGGAACATCACTGTCCGTGGGTTCTATAATACGATTGGTCAGAAATCCATGAATGCGATTGCGAAGAAGATTCTTGCACAACGTGGTTTCCCTGTAAATCCAGACCAACCAACTCATACTACTGATGGAGCAGGGTTAGGTCAAGCAACGGTAACGGCAAATAACCAAACCGGTGTCACGACCAATAACATGCCTGGGGTGAATGGTTCTCAAGCCATGGCGAATAACGTTGGAACGCAAGTCGCTATGCAGAATGGTACAGCAAACCCAATGCCAGTTCAGACTTCTACGAACAGCAGTGGTAACCCGATTGCTTCTCCAGCATCGAATAACAATGCCATCGGTGGCGTCACGTATAACCCATCTACTGCAAGTCAGACTGCACAGGTAACGGCAGCGGATGTCGCTTCTGCGATAGGAGATGGACAATCCTCTCCTGCTCCACAGATTGCACAAGGTAGTGCCTCCGCACAACCATTGAATCAGCAAGTAGCTTCACCTGAACAAGTGGCTCAAGTCACGGGACCTATTCCGATGAAGCACAATGTGACGGCAAAACCTATCGTCAGTCAGTTACTACAGCAATGTACACCTGAACTTGAATCGATTGGGAAGATGTATGCGAGACCAACGGGTAGTGTGGATTTGCAAGGCATGGAAGAATCCTGGATGAAGTTATTCTATAACTGTATCGGGGATTACGTGAAATCAACGGGTGACCGGTCTATCTTTACGATTACATCCGGTTACCGTAGTCCGGAGAAACAACGTGCGTTATATGATGAGAACTTACGAAAATATCCACCAAATGGAAATGGTAAGGTTGCCAAACCAGGACGTTCACGCCACGAATTCGGAGTCGCCCTCGATATCACCAACGCCGGCAGTGACGGGTCAGGAAAAGACTTCACGAACGGTATTGTCTCTCGTTGGGAGAACTCGAAGATTGCCGATAAATGGGGTTTCTGGCGTCGACTAAGACCGGGCGTCAATAAAACCGTAGAAGACTGGCACGTAGAAAATAAACACTTCTTAGTGAACGGTCAAGCCGCATCTGGTCAAGACATGGGTGATGGTGATATCATGAACCCAGGTCATAACGATGGGGCACCAGGACAAAATCCTATGGCAATGGATGGTGGCGGTGGCGGTATCAACCTTGGACCAAGCAATGCGATGGGTTCCGCACCAGGCGGGTCAATCGCACCTGAGCTACAGCTAGCACGAGAAGCCATGAATGCGGCTTCTTCTACAGTAGGCGGTACAACGGCATCACCAACGCTTGCTTCTGGTAGTTCATCGGGTGGTGGGTCATTTGGTGTAATGGCATCGGATGCAAATGCATCGTCATCAACACCTGTAGCAGCCACATCAGGCATGACTGACCCAGCAGCGTTATCACCGATTCCATCTACGCCAACCTCTGTACCACCTCCAGCAAGTCCATCTTCAGATATTGCAGGGTCGATTAAACAAGCGTTAGTCGACAGTACCAGCACATTGATGTCTAAGTCTGAAGAGTTGTTAAAACAACAAGTTGAACTTCAGGGTAGTGGTAATAAGACACTGGAAAGTATCTTATCGATTCTTCAAGCAAAAGAAGGTGCATCAACCGATACTACGTCTTCTGTCAAAGATGAGAAAACGGAAGTAAAAGCGACCTCTGATAAAGTAAAAAAGCATGATACAATATCACTAGGTCCAATTCGAACTGCAAGGTAACATAAAGCAGAGGGTACATCAAGTACCCTCACTTTTATGTTGTTACTCTTCATCCGTATCATCATCGCTTTCTTCTTCGTCATCTTCATCATCATATCCGACTTGTTTATCCCAGTCTTCATACTCTGCTTTCTGACCACGCGTTGAGCGATGAATCTCATCTAATGAATCATCGTGTTCTTGTAACCAAGTTGCTTGCCATTTCTCTGGAATCAATTCGAGATGTTCATCCAGAATCATATTGGTATTCCAACGATTGACACGATAGTTACCTAGTACTTCTAATAAGATATAGAATGGTTCCATGACTGAGAAGATCATCTTACGAATATCTAATGCAGGCATAAACTCTTCTGGTATTCCCATATTCGCAATGACATCATCTGGCATAATAATGGACGCAATGGCTTTCTTATTATGCTTTTCCATAAAGGTTTCAAATCGTTCACGGATATCACTATCCTTAATCGATTTACCAAAGAGTTTTACCGCAGTTGGATTAGGAAGATTCATCTTAATCCGTACACCGATATAAGGCGGTGCTGGACAAGGCCCATATTTATCCGCTAAGATATCATTCCAGAACTCATAGTAAAGATATTCACTACTCATTGGAATGTTATACGCCTCTTTCACTTTAACGGTACAGGTGGCTAAGAAATCACTTTGACCCGTTACGATACTGGTAAAGATTTTTGATTCTTCTTCCGCCACCCGTTGGATAAGATCTTGAACCTCAATCAATTCCCCTTTCGCTACCTTTTCAAGGATACCAATCGCTTCATCGTGGAAGTATCGAATGAGTTCAGGTGGCGCTTTAGAGTTCTTTAACGCCACCCCTTTTAACTCTTCCTCTAACTCACGTAATACCGTTCCCTCTTGAATCGATGCGATACTTAAATAGTGTTTCGTACGATTCGTTGGTGCAAAGACATCAAAGTAGAATTCAGACTTCATTTCTAACTCATGGATGTATTTCTCAGCGAGTCCCATTTGACCTGCTGCCACGGCTAAGAAATGACGCGTAACCGTATTAATGAAGTACACGCAAATAGAGCCCGTTAAACGCGTCACAGGCGTGACTTCGGTGGTACCGTTATACCATTGTACCCATTGCATGACCGTATAGAGTACGGAGTCCGTATCACCCCCTACGACGCTATAACGTACAGCAGAAGGGAAGTGTGCCGTCTCAGCAGGGATAAAGATATTTAAAAAGAAGAACTTAATAAAGTCTTGCATCTCTTCAAATATCTTCGTAATGTGAATCACACGTGCGCCAATAGAACCATAATACTCTTTATCACAATGGATGTTATCCTTAATGCTACGACCACCCAAGAACTCCGCACAGCAAACAGATGCTAATGGTAAGAAGAAGTCATCTATCTTCTTAATCGCTACTTGTGTTTCTTCTGCAGTAACCGGCGTTAAGTCTTTATAGTCCAGTATTCTATCAAAGAATGAACGAATAAATTGCTCATTATATAAACGAACATGATAAAGACTACCCACGTATAAGTATAATGTTCTCTCTAAAGGCGTTAACTTCTGGATATAGTTCATAATCACTTTATCCCAGTATTTAGATTTATAATACGTATCGGTATTATATTTAATCGCTTCAAATAACTGGTCTTCCGTAATATAAGCTAATCCATATTTCTGTAATAGCTTTTCCCCTTCTTCATAATCAATCTCAGCAAGAATTACCGTGATGTTCTCTAATACAGAGGGACCATTAAAGAAATGACGTCTTCCCATAAATACTCGTTCGGTATTCGCATTCGTAAATGCGGTTGCAGTACGACATACGGATGTTAACGTAGAGTGACCTGAACGGTTTGCTAATGCCGTAGAACCAATCGCAAATAAACCAGAGATAGAGTTGATATCTTCTTTCAGTTTATTCTGTACATTGTTCTTTGTCGTTGCGGTATCCATATCGCCTAATGCTTTCGCTGCTTGACCGGCTTTCTTGGTACTGGCACGCTCATAATACTTCACCTCAGTATAATCGGATAACTCAGAGGGTTGGTCTTCAGTTGCCGCATAACAGGTTAATGTTGGTGCCATAATCAATCGATTATCCACAACTTCCTTTAAATACTCCGATAAATAAATGGTATCCTTATATCTATCTGATTGTTCATCCCGTCTGAAGGCTTTCATGATAGGGTCTTTATAACTGATGTGCTGATTATCTACTGCCCAATGTAAGAAATCGACCGCTTCTTCTTGTGGGATATCTCGCATCTTAGCAAGATAGTATCCCGTGTATTTGTACCATTGCCCCACCACATCTAAGTTGCGCAATGCTTTATATTCTTTTGGTGTGCGATAAAGAAATTGCATAAATGTATCCTTTTATATAAATAGACTTAACAAATTCTTATAACAAAATGGGAACATATATCAGGGATACCGAAGTATCCCTGAGTAATTATTATTTATCAAATGCGGTTAATACTTCATCAATTACATCTGATAAATATTGGTCTTTATTTAATTTCACTAGCTTCACTAACGTATCGTGGTCGTGAAGATGTTCACGCACATCCTGCGTATAATTATGAAAGTTGGCTTTCATCTTATCATAGAATGCCGTGCTGTCCCCTGGACGATGCCAACGTTTCTCCCATTCTTCAAAGGTCACATCTTGGTCAGGTGCTACCACTACATGAGGAATATTGCGTTCAACTAACCCTTGTAATACCACAGGATGGGTGCTCATCAGAATATGATAGCCTGAATAGGCATCACTGGTTAAATAAAGCTCAAGTGTTTTAAAATAGTTATGCGGGAAGTTACGATGATTAGAAAATCCATAACTATCTAAGTCCACGATTTTCATCCCTGGTTTCTTAGATAGCGTTGATTTCCCGCAGCCACTAAATGCGCAAATAATCATTCTTTAAATAGCCCCTTGATTTGCTCGATTAAGAAGTGGATTAAGACGACCCCGCCTACCATTGTCCACCCAATAAAAAAGGCCATGATAACTAATATCCATAAGCCTAAGCTAAAGTCTTGCATTTGTTCTCTCCTTTATTTTTCTTTTTATATATTCGCTGCCGTCTTGGTGCGAATTTCTTTTCGATTTTCCACTTTGCCATGACCATGGACATGAGTGTATATTGAAAGACTAAGAACCCTACTGCAACAAGACCTAATGTGTATGCCATTTCAACCATAATGATGTTTCCTTTGTTTCTTTTTCTTTTTACGTTTACGTTTAATTCTTACTCTCAGCTTCTTCTTCGTCTCATGACTGATAAGATATTCTTCATCTTTGAAGATGTCAATCAACGCATGAATTAAGAATAACGTGATTAATGTTAAAATAACTAAAAATATTGAGTCCATACTACTTACCATATTATTAGTCATAACCTGAGATACTACCACCTGCTGGGAAGCTTACTGGGCCACTTGCTGATAAGCTACCGCCTATAGAAGTACTGCCCGAAATGTTTGCACTGCCTTGCATTTCGGTATTACCTTTAATACTTGCATTACCACTCCCTGCACTACCGGTTACATTTAATGTACCTGCATTGACTGTACCCACAAGATTAATGGTTGGACAGTTAACATTGTACTCTGCCCCAATCTTCATATTCACTGAACTACCGATATTCCAGTTAACTTCATCAGCTTTCAGATTAAAGGTTTTACAGTCAACATTCCAGGTTTCTGTTTTCATGTTGATGTCTTTTGTAGACTGGATATTAATGGTGGTTTTATCTAATTGGATGAAAGAGTTTTCTTTATTATGGATGATGATTTCAGTCATGCCATCATCAATATTAATAAAGTTACCGTTTTGGTCAGTGATCGTTAAGACGCCTTTCTTTGCATCCATTTGGAATAACCAAGCACAAACTTCACCGTTTGCTTTAGACATCCGTATCTCCATGACACCATTTACGGTATCCACGGTTTTACTGTAGGAGTTTTCGGGTGTAGAGGGAACAGGTTCTTTTCCTGCCGATAACGGTTTAGCCGCATATGCTTCGACTACGACTTCCTGTACCCGCTTATGCATATGACGGTTATTGGGTTTCCACCAATAGTTATCATTCCCGTTAAATTTATAGATACTGACTTCTTCACCTTTCTGTACTTGAGGTGGGGTAATGCGGTTACTATCTTCATTAAACCATCTTGCGGTAATGGTCGAAGAAGTCTTTACTTTACTGTTATACGATTTACCTTGGGCATCGACACCCTTGGTGGTAAATTGTTGTGGGTTTAATTCAAGTTTACCCCGTGAGTTAGGGAATGCATCTTGTAAGAAAACATGGATTTGATGTTCATGTCCTAAGATAGCATTTTCTGCCACGATACCAATACCTATATACCCACTTCTATCGGTTAAATCTTCATTGGTTGCCATTTTCTTTACTACCCTGTGAAATTATTTGAAGTGTTATAAAACATTAAAAAGGATACGAAACATGTTACAGATAACAGAACTCGAACTGGTAAATAATAACCGGTTAGGACTATTAAGTTCGAATATATTTAAGCACACGTTTAACAAACAGTATACTGCGATAGGTGGAATAAATGGGGCAGGGAAGAGTACTATCCTAAATGAACTCTCTCCTTTACCTGCGAATATGTCAGATTATGATGCAGATGGTTATAAGAAGATTACATTACAGAAAGATGAAGATACCTACGTCTTAACTTCAACTGGTTCAAGACCCGGTAAACATTCATTCTTATTAAATGGAGTTGAGTTAAATCCAGGCGGTACGATGAAAGTTCAATATAGTCTTGTCGAAGAACATTTCAACTATACCCCTAAGATCCATCAAGTATTAATCGGTAAACGTAATCTCAGTATCATGTCACCCGCTGAACGTCAACAGTGGTTTGCTGAAATTTCTGGGATGGATAATGATTTCATTTCTAAATTCTGGAATCTGATTAAAGGTGGATTACGGGATAATACTGGGGCATTAAAGAATATTAACCACAAGATAGCTGATACCTCTTTGCAGATGATGAAAGAAGAGGATTTGAATCACATCACTGAACTGCATAATACTTACGCAGGTGTATTAGGTGGGTTAATCGATTTAAAGAAAAAGTTTGAGCAACCGTTTCCTGCTGCAGCGGATATGCAACACGAGCATGACTTTGTACTGGAAATGAAGAAGATTAATGAGGATAGCAATTATCACTATCATAAATTAATCAGTGCCGTATCCGAACGTTTTGACTTTAGTAAAGCGAGTGACAATATCACGCAATATACCCGTGATAGTCAGCGTCTACTTGAAGAGAGAACACAACTCGAAGAGAAAATACAACGAGTTAATGATGCACTCCGTGAGTATCAGACTGATGAAGAGATTAACATCCCTCAGTTAGAAAGAGATATTGAAGATTGTAATACGAAAATACAACGTGATATCCCACCAGAGATACCAAGTATCTATGACAAGCTGAAAGCAATCTTCCCTGGCACAAACCTGACAAGACGACTATCTTCTATCTACATGACGCATAATAACAATCTTCGTCATATCGATGATGCATTATTGGAGATGAAACCAGCGAGTCTTCCGTATCGTCAGTTAAAAGAGCAATACCAGCTTAAATTTGATGAATTGAAATCTATGCAACATCGTGCTGATACCTTATCGACTATGATTGATAATAACACGAAAACTATCATGAGTATCGATAACGAGCATAACAAAGAGACTTGTCCTCAGTGTAAACATGTCTTTACTCGTGATAAAGTGCGTCATCAGTTGGATGATATCCTTAAGTCAAATCAAACGATGATAGATGAGATCGAACCATTGAAAGAGAAGATCGGACAGTTGGATAAAGAAGTTTCATTAATGAAACTTGAATTAGATAACTATCGTATCGTCCTTGAATTTGTACGAGACGATGAGAGTGGTTTAATTCAGTATTTCTTAAACTCTTACTCTCCAGCAGATTCGGTTCCTAAACTCATGCGAGAAATTGCGTATAATCCGCGTTCATTTGTAGGATCATTCCAAAAATGGATAGAGAACATCCGTCCGATTATGGCTTATGCTGAATTAGTCGCAGCACGTGACTTATATCAGGCACAACTTGATAAAGGGATGCGTTTGAAGAGTACGGAGTATATCACGTTAAATGAGAAGCTCAAGTTCTTAAAACATCAGCATAAAGACGTGAATAAACGTTATTCTATTGCTAATCATCAGATCACTCGGACACGGTCTTCTATGAAAGCCATGGAGACTTATCTGAATGAATTGAGTGGAATCAATGAACAAGTTGATCGTCTTTATGTGAAAGCGAATAATATCTTCAAACGTGAGTGGGATAATGCATTAGAAGAAATGATAAAGCTTGTCTCGGAGAAAGCCGATGATATCAATCGTCAGATCAAATATCAGTCCGGTGTCCAGTTCTTAATCAAATCCTACGAGGAAAATAGACGAGCGGTGGAAGTTGCCATTGATGACCATAAAGAGTTGATGAAAATCCTTGATCCGAAAACTGGGTTGATTGCAAAATCGTTAATTGGGTTTATTCGTCATTTTGTGAGAAATATGAATAACCTCGTTGAGCAGATATGGCAATACCCGATGGCAATTGAGATTGAGGAAGATGATGACTTTACGAAGGATTATCGTTTCCCAGTAAGAGTCGGTGACCACCTACGTGATGATGTTTCGACGTTATCATTAGGTCAAACCGATATCATGGATATTGCGTTTCGGATTACGTTGTACAATCATCTTGATATGAAAGGATTCCCATTGTTGCTCGATGAAGCGGGCTCATCCTTATCCGTATCTCATCGTGCAGGATTCTTTAATCTGGTAAAACGTTTGGTTGAACACGGATACTTCTCTCAAGTATTCTTCATCACGCATTTGATTGATGTAAAAGATATCATCGGTAGTTATGATGATATTCAATTATCTTAATATATGTGATAAAAAAAGAGGTCATTTCGACCTCCTCATTAAACGGCATTCTTAAAGAACTTACCATTGTTTTTGAACCAGTTGTTCGCCAAGCTGTAGAAGTAGCGGCCTAGGCGAACGTCCTCGGGCGATGCATTCTCTCTTATTGCTCGATTTATATGGTAAAGATATTTAGGGTTTCGAATCTTGTTGATTATGCTTTGATTAAACATGTTGCCTTCCTTTTAATGATTATCACACGAGAGGGTAGCTGTAACTACCCTCTCACTTATGTTGTTATTCGGACATAAGCAAGGGACTCTCAGGAGTCCCTTGCTTATTCATCTTTATTTTCTTCGATCGATACGCTGTTATTAAAAGCAGCTTCCACTTCGACATCTGGACGACCATCGTCGAATTCTAATCTGACACGCATGGTAACGGTGGTGGCACCGTACATCTGCGTAACCTTTTGGAACACCCCAATCGTCATGGCATCGTTTACGAATTCTTTCGTAAAGTTACCACGATGAGAAGACATTTTCTTTAACTCTTCTTCGCTACGTCCGAATTTACGTCTTAACCATTTCTCTGTTAACGAGAAGTAGTTCATTGGACGTAAATCGGTGACGAACATGAGCTTACGTGCAAGCACAGTTAAGATGTTCTTGCTTGAACTAATACCACGTTCAGGATCGTTTAATAAATCCAATAACTTGGTATTGTAGTTCACGTTTTGCACTTTAGATGCAACAGTAACTGGTTTACGCATGATGACCTCCTGACAATTCTACGAAATCATTCGTGTTAGCATTCGCTAGTTTCAGTACCGCAAAAAGCATCGTGTCGATGGCATATAAGAAACGACCGACTAATTTACTTAGGTTGGCATATTCTTTTTGTACGTATTGCTCTTGATTTGCAGAATCATCGAATTCATTGATTGTATTAAAATGATATTCGGCGAATCTATCCACCAATCCTTTTAAGGTATTCCATGAACTACGTAATGCGAAACGATTACGATAGCCAAGATATTTAGAGGCATGCACCAATAACTCTTTTGGTAATGTTTCATAGTCACTGACCATAATACGTTTACCGGATACCGCAATCTTCACGAGATTACTTAACTCATCAAGCTGCGCATAGATATCACCAAATCGACTGACGATTTCGTAGTTACAGCTCTTATATAGCGCAGCATCATAACGACTGCTATCTACATCGATATAGCCAGAAATCAGATTGATAAGTTTCTGAATTTGTTTCAGTGCTTTATCATGGTCATGTATTTCTTGTAGTTGATTGCGTAGCTTTCTGAATCTCCATAAGAAGATGAAGCTACTTAATTTACTTGGTTTTGTCATTATTGTACTCCTATGACAAGGGTTAATAAGAACGGTAAGTATAATAAGTGTGTATCATTATACCACTCATAACTGTACCTTGTTTTTGCAAAAACGACGAGATATGTTATCCCATCATGGTAATAATATACCCTTATAAAAAGTAATAGACTAGGAGTGAGTTACAATGGCAAGACTAGCCCTAACCCATGACATGATTTCAGAAGATGTCGAAGAACTCAATATAAAAGATGTCCCTTCCCGTCTTGAGATGATCCAACGTCGTCGTCTGAAATTCATGGAAAAGATAGAGAAGAACGATGACTTCCTATCGGATGAGTCTTTGTCGATTTCATACATGCAGCTGTTAAATGGGTTTGAGAAACAAGAACTATACAAACACAAATCTCAAGCTGATAAAGAAGAGAACGATAAAGATAGACAAGCATATGAATTGGCTGCAGAGACCGTTCGTATGTTACGTGAACAACGTCGTGATGAAATCGCACGTGGTAATCAGTTACCTGTAGATTCACCTGCACCACCGAAAGTAGAAGAAAACCAAGAAGGTTATTCTGAAATTGCGGATGGTACAAGAACCTACAAGGAAACCAGTTGGACTGATTTCCATAAAGAAATGATTGCAGCAGGACGCGACCCACGTCACATGATTGATGAAGATGGTAATATTGTTCGTATCCGTAACCAAGATGACGAAGACGAAGAATAACGGATACGTTGATCATCGAACATAAGTAAGAGGCTACTTGATGTAGCCTCGCTTTTATGTTATTTTAAATTACGTGCAGTTAAATTGATACAGTTTACAAACTCATCAATTAAGCCTAATACCGTACCATATAAGGTTACGTACTGTGCACAAAGATACAAGACTTCTGAGATGTATTCAGATTGTTTCTTATTCAAGATATAACGACTATCCGGTTTCTTCATGCCAGCTGCAATAATGTTAGCACGTTCTACGATTAATCCAATAGATTTCTGTACCGTAGACGGATCTAATAAATCGGCATTCTGAATCACAGTACGAATCACATTGGTTACTTCAACCGCTTCATTGTTATTACCAAATGCTTTACCCCAGAAGACTTTCTCTACTTTAGGACCAGAGAAAATCTGTTTCATTTCCCCTTTAATCCCTTCGATATCTTTCTTCTGATAGATTGGTTTGAACGTTAATGAGGCAAAGTTCTCAGGACGGTTAATGCCTTTACCTAAGTATTCTGCAACAGGACCTAATAAGTCTTTATCAATTGTGCTGACAGTCAAGCTCACTTGTTCTAACCACTTCGCATATTGTAACCAACCAACACCTAAACCATCTGGTTGAAATACCTTAGCGGTTTTAGAAATCATGAAGTATTGTCGGTTAGACGCATAGATACTTAACTTACTGATATTATCCGCAAAAGGACGAGATGCGTATTCTTTTGCTTTCCCGACTAACTCCTGTAATTTGTTCTTACCTTCGTTAATCTTATCTGCAAACCCGGTAAAGTAATCACTGAGATTATTCATCATCTCAGTGCCTGGCATCCACTCAGTGAAAGCCTCGATGCTTGTTGTCTGATTTAATTCATCAGTATGAGATGGATATTTAATTGGGTCTTTCAGTTTTAAACTGTCGAGTTCTTCTTCAGTTCGTTCAATCGTTTCGACTGGGCTTTCTTTAGGTGCGCTTTCAGTGCCGCTGCCGCTATCGCTCTCAGGATTTGTTCCTGCTGAACCTTCCGCGTTTTCTTCTTCAGTTCCTGTTTCTTGCCCATTCTCGAACTCCTCCATTGCGCGTTTAATATAATTTCTTGACATGAGTAATTACCTCTTAATTTAGATCTAAATATGTCATGTGTAGAGGCTAGCAATTCTACACAAAGAATTTATCTAAATATAGCTGCTTAAATATTTGTTATTACCTTGTTTATATGGAGAAATGATTTATGCTGAATATTATAAAATGGTATCTGATGCTGATATCCATTTATTTTATATGTTATTACTTCTATTTTGCAACCAAGACGGAAAGACGGGATAAAATATTCCCTTCTTTGTTAGATTTGATGAATTATATTCGAGACCAGAAACATGGTCCAGGTGGATTTGGGGATATATTTGCATGTATTAGTATCTTATATGGAATATTCGCCATTGCGTATGGTATTGTTACATTTCTCAGCGGAGGAAAATAGTCTATGCTTCTTAGTATAATTAAATGGTACTTAATTATTATATCTGCTTGTTTTGTCATTTATTATTTTCGCTACATATTGACCACTTCAAGAAGAGATAAAATATTTCCTTCTTTACTTGAGGTGATTAATCATATTCGAGAAACTAAAAATGATCCTGATGGTTTCTTGCGTGCGCTTGGCTTTATTACTTTGATATATAGTGTTCCTTCCGCAGTCCTTGCTTTTGTTTTATTAGTTAATGGGAAACTCGTATGAAATTTGAACGTCCTGGCTTCCGTGATACGGTTGAAGCCGCACCACCACTTCGTCCACAACTTAACGTTGCCCCTATCTTTGATGTGATTACAGGAGATTGGGCAGATGGCGAAAACAAAGAAAAAATCCTGAATGGCGGTATCCTAAATTTCGTTGGGGTTATCGGCGAAGGGAATACTTTTAAATCAACAATAGCAGATAGTATTATTGCCCGTATTCTATCTCATCATCCTTCTGCGACATTCATGAAATATGATACCGAAGGCTCCGTCCAAGTCTCACGTTTTGCCAATCTTGCCAAACAACACGAGTCTTTACAAGATGAAGACTTCTATGCCAATGATTCACGTTACTTATTAACCACGTCTTCTGATGTAACAGGTGATGTTTGGTTTAGTGGTGTGCGTAAGAAAGCAGAAGAATTGATTAAAGATAAGAAGATGTTAGGTACGACACCTTTCATAGATCGTTCCGTACGAGATAAAGTGAGTCTTGTGCATACACGTTATCCGTCGATTGTCTTTATTGACTCACTATCGGAGTTCCGCACCGCGGCTGCTCAAGAGAAGATGATTAAATCTGATATTGATGATAAAGAGCAAAATGATTATTACATGCGAGCCAACCTTGAGAAGTCTCGTATGATTACGGAGATTCCACAATTCGCAGGTCGTGCCGGAGTTTACTTCATGACCACCGCACATGTGGATGACACGATTAACATGTCAGGGAAACCTGAACGTAAAAACTTAACCTATATGCGTCAAGGTCAAGATATTAAACGAGTTCCAAAGAACTTTAAATTCTTGACTAACCATTGCTGGGAGATTATTAAGTCCGCCCCATTCTATAACTCAGATAGAACAGGTCCTTATTATCCCTCTAAGAGCAATGAATCTGCAAACGGAAAAACAGACTTGATGTTAGTGACATTCCATGGTTTACGGAATAAGACCGGTTTATCGGGTATTCCATTAGACTTAGTGATTTCACAAGCATCGGGGATTCTGTGGGGGCTTTCACATTGGCATTTCTTGAACTCAAGAGATGACCAAGGTTTAGTAAGAAAAGGTGCGAACTATACGCTAGACTTCTATCCGGATGTTAGTATCATGCGTACGACTGTACGAGATTTACTGATGGAAGATAAGCGTCTAGCCAGAGCGGTCGAGCTTCAAGCTGAAATCTATTTGATGTATAACTTCAAAGATGAAATCGGTAATAAGTACCGCATGTCAGCCGCAGACATTCGAGAGAAAGTGATTTCCCAAGGATATGACTGGGAGAAGATTCTCGATTCACGTGGCTATTGGCTTTTCAAAGAAGAAGAAGATATGCTACAGCCACCCCCATATTTAAGTGGGTATGACCTACTCCGTATGGCTGTTGGTGAATACAATCCCATTCACTTTAAAAAGTAAAGAAAGAGAAAAGGTGTTACGGATAATGAAGTAAGGGTCTTATCCGTAATAAGTGAAAGCAGTTTGGTTCATGACTATGATACTTATAAAACGTTTAGATACAACTTATAGGATTGTTAGAACATGAAACAAGTGATTGATTATGTGAGAGAGGAGATGGAAAGAGTAGAAGAAGGCTTGTTCTATTCTGTCTTTCCAGATTATCAAATTGATTATATCTCCGGCTTAGAGCAGCAAGAACAAATGCAAGTGATTGCGAGTTATCTCGGTGGAGAAATCGATACGGATGACTTAGCCGTTTGGTTACAAGTGATTCGTGAAGAATTCATTCCTCGTATCTACTAAAGGTATTTAGGAGCTTATATGGCTGTCCCGACAACATTAAATCTTTATCTACTGCTTCCGAAGTCATTCATTCAAGAAGGGTATCGTACCGCAATTGATAAAGCGGTGACAGCCTTGCTTGAACCGAAAGCGAAGGAAGACCCAAAACGCGTGCATCTGTATTATAACTCAGAAGATAATGATACAGAAGAACTCATTAAAGAATACTTAACCCGCTATCCTGGCATCAGTGTCAAGAAAGCGGAACCGGATTTTGCGAAGCACAAACGTCAAGCTTATTACAAACGTAATCAATGGGCTTGGACACGTGCATCCTCAGTATTTATTGCGGTGATGGAACGTCCTACGTTATCTCAGTCTTGGTCGATTGACAAAGCAGAAGAGGGCGGTTCAAAAATCGTTTACATCCAACGTCTGTTGGAAAGTGATAAGGAGACTCATGATGTTGAAACAAATTAAGAAATTAGCAGATAGATTAGGTAACATCCTAATCAACTTTGCAGGGTTACGTAAAGACCCTGAAGTAAAAGAAAATAAACCGGTTATCTACTCGATTCGTGAGAAAGGGTTTACGAAGAATAACAGTAAAGTGTTTTACATTATTTATGGAGATGACCCGAAGCAAGTTCCACTTCATTCATTAATCTGTGCGCAAGAACGTGCATCTGAATCGACAAAAGGGGAGGGAATGAAAGGGTTCTTGTTCTTATCTGACCCAATGATAGCACGCATTAACCGACTTAAAGGTAAAGAATACACCGAACTTAATCTGAATGGCAAAAGCCTGTACGATTATTTAATTAATGGCGAGGACTAATCTCATGGCCAATAACCGCAAAGCATTCATTCAGGTTGCGATTAGTCGGTTAAAAGAGATTGATCCTCAGAATGAATCGATTCCTGCTTTAGAGAAGATATTAACGGAGATGCCCGAGAAAGACTTTAAGTTATATATCGAGCGTCTTCGTAATGGGATATCTGAAGATCCGGATTTAGATAAGCCAAGAGAATTACTTCCTTTAGTCTTACCGAATATGAAGAAAACGGCCATTACCGTGGCACGAAATATTGCGATTGGTAAGAAGTGGGGACATCAATTCTTTGAACGTTGTTTCTTAACTGATCCATTAACTGGTCAGACAGTCTTAACGAATATCCCTTATGCGGTATTTGAATTACCAGTGGTTCGACAAGCGCAGACCCTTGAGAAAGGGATTGCCTATGAGAAAGATGGGACTCGTCTGGATGACCGAACCAACCAAGTCTCAGATGGCACAAAAGGGTCTTCCTTCTCTGCACCTGAAGTTCAAGCCTTATTATCACAAGGACAAGACCGTTCTGTGGTAGAATTAATGAAATTCAGAGGTGGGGATAACATCGCCTATCGTACGATGTATGATTCGTTATTAAAGACAGGGAAATTCCGGATGGATTCTTATAAAGAGCCGACTCGTCCTAAATCTGCCGATGTGGCCAATATCTATTTAAAAGCCAGTCATATCGACAACGACCTGTAAGGAATGAACATGAATGAGAATATCTACAATGGTGCGGTTTTTACCCCGTCCATTAATGATGAAATAAAAGATTTCCTGAATATCAAATTGATGGAACACATCCGTGAGATTTCGTTATACCAGATGCAATTGAATCGTCCTCAGGTTGAAGCAGGGCAAATGACGGTTGCACAGGTAACAGGAAATGATAACGTACTCAGTACATTAAATGATTTCTTCTGGTTAACCAATCAAACGTTTTTAAATACGATTACGACACCCGGTGCTGTTTCGCAAATCTTTAAGTTAATGAATGTCGAAGGGAGAGAGAAAACCCGTATCGACTTTATCTTAAAGATTACCGCAGAACTTAAATTACATCTTGGTCGTGAGGGGTGGACAAATCTATTAAATGATTTATGCTTTGCCTTTGAACCGGGTACCGTAACACGTGAAAATAAAGATAAGTCTATCTTATCCTCACTAAACAAAAGTACCATGACCTTAGATGAATCCGTATTAACGGCGAATCATTGGTTAGTGCCAGTGATTATCTATGGGGTCGATGGACGTACTGCCACGACGATTGGTGCAGAGATTAACTCTATCCGTCATGTTTATGCTGAGATAAATCGATGAAATCAAAACAAGGCAAACGACATTTCTTAGTGGATATCGACATGCTCTTTGATTTGCGGTTTGCGTTGTTAAATCGTACGAATCCAGATGCCGGTGTCGTGTTATTCCACGAGAAGAAGTATTACAAACGTAATAATGATAAGATACTGCATGATACCGCCGGGATGGAAGGAAATGCTTGGTGGAGTATTTATGAGGAGAACTTCATAAAGCTCTTAAAAGAGTCCCCTATCACGTATCTGATGCATAATCTCTATCCGATGACCAATGATGCGTTAGATGATGAAAGACCGGGTGATAGCTTGATTAAAGAGTTATCAGTCAATGTCCCTTTCGGTCGTTTAACGGATATCGAAACAGAAGGCTTAATCGAGGTATTGAAAGAACATTTCTATGGATACTTTGATGAGATAAGAGTCGTTCACCATGATTACCAGAAGTTAAATCTTCATCGGTTATCCTTATGGTATACGGATTTCTTCTGTTATCGCTGGTATAAATGGATACGTCATCATTATGAACAATTCGAAGAGAGTCCAAGACCCTCTTTTAGAATGTGGTTCCCTCGTATGATGGCGGATAATGACGTCAAAGTGGACGAGAAAGATAAACAGTTTGCAACCAAGTTTATCAATGAATCTGATATCTTTGAGTTCTTTTCCTTTATTCATTGTCCAGCATTTGAGCTTCATTGGGTAGATACCTATGAGGTAGGTGCTTACTTCGGTATCGGAGAAGAAACAACATAACTAAGAGGCATCACAAGATGCCTCTCCATTATGTCCGTTATTCTGGAACGGTTAATCCATTCTCACGGATTTTCTCTTCAAGAATACGGATACGTTGAGCTTGAGAACGTGTTAAGTTATTTGCATCAGCATTATCCGCTTGTAAGCCTTTTATCTGACGTCTTAACTCTTCAATCTCTTTATCGCGTTCTTGGACTTTGGTTTCCAGTAACTTCGCATTATCCGTTAAGATTTTATTGCCATCTTGTAATTGTTTCTCAAGGGTTTTGACGTAACCTTGAAGATTGGCATAATTTACAGCAATGTTCTGCAACTGACCGTACGTTGTCCGTTTATCGATAATCCCTGCTTTACGGTTTGCTTCCTCACGCTCACGTTCAGTCGGGGTGAGATTATCTTTCATTAATGGTGCAATATGAATTGCCACATTCGGTTGACGACCAAAGACTTTAAACACTTCTGCTTTGACTTTATCGGCAATATGTTCTACCTGAGTATTCGCAGGTAAAGTCCCTAAGTCACAGCTCAATATAAAACGGTTATATCCATTCCCATCTATAATAGGATACTTCAAGATATACGTATCAGGTACGTAGATACGTTCACCGTCATCTGCAAGTAAGGTAATGATAGAGGCATATAACTTACTATCTCTTTCCTCATCTTCTTTCTTCAGTTCATGAGGGAGATAATATAAATCATAGACATCAAACCCTTGTAGTTTAAGCATGCTAAAACTACGGATTTCATGACAGCTATAGATCTTACCTTGTTTCGCAATAAAGGGAGCTTTAAGCTCCCAATATCCTGATATCCCAAAAGGAGGCGTCATTTTATCAGCCATGCGTTAACTCCTTATGATTCTTCCCCAGTACGAGCGACTTCATCATTCGCAAGATTCGGTACATTATCACTACCATGAATCGCGTATTTCGGTGTACCTCTTAAGATACCTGCTGTGTAGTTATATTTACACACGCATAGCCATTGGACATTTTCATGGACTAATGACACGTATAAGATATTACCACGATAGAGTTTGGTTAAACGTAATCCTGTATCGGTATCCGGTGTCGTATTTTCTGCCGCTAATAATAGCTCATTTAATACCAGTACCATTTGCTGATGTCTTGCATCCATGCGATTAAAGTCATCGGTACGAGAAGCAATCAATGCGTATTGTGGATAGAAACTATACCAGCTAATTGGTGCTAAACGGTTTAATGGGTTACCTGTAACTAAGAAAGATAATGATTTAAATAAGGACGTACTGATTTCCATATTTTCATGGATAAACCCTTCTTCATAACCATCCATCGCTTCTTTTGCAAATGGTAACATGTCCGCATATTTTAAAGTCGGACTAAACATGCTCGCAATCGTACGATAACCAGGTACACTTGGGACTGTCCATACTGGTGCAATCACGTATTCAGTTGGCACAAATAAATCAGGGAATTTCGCTTCCCATTCTTTACGTGAGTGTTTACTATTGGCGAGGATATAATCCACTAAGGTTTTCTTAATGATATCTAAGTTCTCACCGATACCCCCATAAATCAAGATAGTCCATGGTATCATGATTTTCTCATCATTGGTTGTACCATTCCACTCATAGTTATACGTTTTAATCATGGTGAATGGACTTTCTTCACGTAATCTATTTACTTTATCGTGTAAAATTTCAAGATTGAGTTTGGCTTTCATGCCTTTTACATAGTCAAAGTCATTAAAGAAATCATCGACATTATCTGAAATCGGAATGACACGAATTTCATAGAAAGGGTATTGAGCACGGAAAGCAGGATCAGAGAACCAAATCTTTACTGTAGATTCTTCATAAGCAGACGTATCGACTAATTTGAATTCAATGAACTGCGGTAAGTATAAAGTCTTAACAGTAACCACACGCCCTAGCTTCACTTCTTTAATGAATTGAGAGAACTCCGCTTGAATAATCTGACGGTTTGTAGTATTGTTCGTTCCAATGGTTCGGTCAGTGGCTTTGGCTTCAAGCCAACTCCCTAATCGAAGACAGAGGTCACGGACATTTAATGGCACATCGACATCGTCCGTATTATCGGTTTTAGAACGGTAACCAATTAGACGTGTACCCGGTATATCGTCTTTGGTGAAGTAACTTAAATCGGTCGCATAAGTACGACTCAGTGCAGAGAGCTCACCCAAAGGTGAATCTTTATGACGTGTGTTATCAATTAAGTCATTAAACGTCATGAATCCGTGAAAAGAATATTTCATGGTTAGGTACTCCTATCTCGTTGAGAATTCTTATATAAAGGATGATATTACATTTTTAATTTATTGTCGACCGAAGACGAAACTGTAACTGGAAACAAATAAGGAGGGATTTATATGCCTGGACTGTTTACATTTCTACGGTTATTTCGTTTCTTCTGGCCATTTCTTGCGGACGTATTTCGGCATTCGAGTGAAGACCGAAAAGTCATGATTGCGCGTATCTCAGGGATTGCTCTTGTAGCCATCATCATATCTTGGTTTTACATCCAAGATAAACTGGATGATATCCAACAATTGCATGCAGACAAAGCTCAGTTAAGTACCGAGTTATCTCGTGTAACCGCTGAGCGGGATGCAGCACGGTATCATCTTGAAGATAGTCGTAAAGCCTTGACTGTTTGCAATCACTCAAATGAACAGCTCGAAGAAGACATAAAACAGCTTCAGCGCAAAGTTAAAGCACTAGAAATGGATGCTGTAACTATTGTGCCAGAGCAGGCACAGGGCCAACATACCCTGCCCGCTGAGCCTGCGAAACCCGTTCACCGCGCCAAGGATAATCCGAAAAAAAATCTATCAAAGGATCGCTTGCAGGAGTTGAACTAGATGATGAAACGATGGTGGGTTTTGCTATCATGCTTGTTACTAAGTGCATGTGTAACGGTAGCACAACCCAGCCCAAAGAATCAGGTGGGTTTTCCACCGCCTCCCTTCACGCCATTTCATTCGCATTATCGCTATAATGAAATGCCACAGCGTGAAATCGAAGCGACAATGCGCAATGCTGTTCGTTATATGAATCTTCTTGATCAGTATATTGAGACCATCCATGAGACGTATCTTCATACGCCTTATCTCTCCTTTACGGATCGTTACCATGCTTGTCGACCCGAGATATTCATTCGACCTATCGATGGGATTCCTGCTTTAAAGATTAAAGATGATGGAAGAACCAGCGATGATGAAATCATCTCAACATTGGCAAGACGGGTGAAATTACTTAGTTTGAAGATTGAAGAGCATAATGCGCATGTCAAGGAGTTAACGAGGGACTATCAGCAGTATTGTATGCCGCTGTATAGTGAAACAAAATAAAAGAAAAGAGATTGTATTGACAAGATTTCTTCCATAACAGACCTAGCAAAATAAATGTGATTCATCATTTTTTAAGTGTAGTGTGTTATGGCAAAAAAGAAAGAGAAAGTTATTGAACCGATTAAGTTATCTGCAGTGATTTACACGGATGGCTCTGCACAGCCGAATCCGGGTTATGGTGGTTGGGGTATCCATGGGTATACTTACGACTATAACAAGCCCATCGAACCGACTGCACAGAAAAAGAATATCCTCACCGAATACGGGTATAAAGATGCAAAAGAAGTAACCGATGAAAACTTAAAATGTTTTCGTAAGTTGGATGTCTTTAATGGATACGGCACAGCAGATGAAAGACTTACCGACAACATCGCGATGGAATTTAAAGCCGTGGAGAAAGGAGTAGAATTAGCATTAGATAAGAAGTATGAACGTGTCACGATGCATACGGATTGTCAGATTGTGATTAACTCGCTGACCCACTGGTATGATAAATGGAAAGATAATGGTTTCGTCAATTCTAAGGGTGAACCGGTGAAGATGAAAGAAACTATTCTTCGGATTAAACCGAAGTTTGATTTATTGGGACAAACCAGTGATTTCAGCATCCATTACGTCAAAGGTCATTCGGGTAATAAAGGAAATGACGCCACCGATGCGCTGGCTAAATATGGTTCTGTATTAACCCAGCACGGAAAGTCGAGAGAGTTAATTGAGTTCGATTCTGAAGTGGAGAAAGTAAAAGTGGATTATAGTGATTTCTTCTCAAGAAATCGTTGGTATTTCTTAGGGGGCAATGATGCTCAAGTGGAAATCAATCCAGCTCGAAATGGTTGGCATTGGTATTACGTGGGCGCTATGGGGAAAGGGAAGAAAGATGATGACTTTGGCATGAATCAACCCGATGGTTTCATGTCGATTGTCTTATTGAAACAACCTGAACCCGTACTTGAGAAAGTACAATCGGTCTATAAGCAACTCTGTAAACATGATTATACTTACGTGGTCACAGGTCGATTAGATACGGTCTTAAGTCCAGCCTGTTATCAAGAGATCATGAAAGATGACATTGATATCATGTGCGAAGACCCGTTAAATAAAACGATTTCACTTCCTTCGGGTAAGATACTGGCAAAAGAGTATAACCCGGCTCATCTGTCTTTTGTACAGATGGAGAAGTTCAGTTATCCGATGCAACTGCTTGATAATTATCTTGGCTTTGCAAAGGATACCCCATTAACAGAAACGGATATTACGGAATTGTTAGTGGAGAAAAAAGAAGGGAAGAAAGCTTCTGAAACGAAATATCAACTGAAAGATAGCGTAGCAAAGAACAACTGCTTACGCACTGACGTGAAGTATTTCGATAAGAAAGCAGGGAAAGAGATTACCTGTCCGATTACTTTAACCTTGAAGACGGATTTACCGGACAAACCACACCTCCAAAAGCTTATCCGCAATCATGGGGATAAAGCAAGATTTAAGGTGATCACGCATCGTCTTTCTGATGAGGTGGTAGGTTATGCCTTTGTGATTGATTCTGAAGACGCGAAAGCGATTTGGTGTTCAATGACATTAAACTCTATCTTTAAGAAATCAAAATAGATACAAGTCTCTATTTAGTTAGGTACTGTGTTATGTCAAGACTTTTTAAAAAGTTGGCTAATCTGTTTACTGACCGCCTTGTCCCAAATGCTATCAAACGTATGATAGTGATGACGTCGATTACGAACATTGATAATAAACCAGGGACTGCGGCTAGCAGTGAAGCCTTAGATAACTTTCGGAGTTATTTCAAATTATCAAGTAGTAATAATAGCATGCGGTTTGCTATAGAAGTAGGCAACTACCTATGGCATGACATCCAGAGTAGGTGGGATGAGGTGAAATCACACCACCAAGAGTTAGTGGATGAAATTTATGGACAATGTCCACCGTCATTGCGTTATGCTGAACCAGAAAAGATGAAGAAAGATATCTTGGCTGTGTTAGATTACCTCCGGAAACACCATCCAGAGGCATTTGCATGATATCAGGAAACAAATAAAAAGAGGAGTGTGGTTGTCCTCTTTTTATTTTGGTCAGATGAACACAATCGGAGGGAACGTCAGTTCCCTCTTTTTGTGTCCGCTATTTGGTTTCCTGAATGTAATCGTAGATATCACAATATGCGGCGATAAGACATTCTGGATCACTACGTTTAAGGTGGTTGAGTTTAAGGTTCATTTGAATCTGATTGATGGTTTCTTTATCAAGGTGGACGTTGTCACCTTTGATTTGCCACGGAGCGAATGACCCTTTTGCATCTTCTATTTTACTTGGTTGGAGAATCAATTCTTCGTTATCTCTATCGAAGATAGCCGTCATGGTTTCTTGTTCATCTGGTGTATTAAGTAATAGTTTAACACTTAATACACGACCGTTTGCAAAGACATCGACGATATCTGATTTAATGGTTTTCATTGCAGAGAGATGTTTACGCAATGCATCAATCAGTACGACTCTATCTAAGATAGAAATAATACCATTGCTGAGTGCTTCTTTATCTCGGATAAGTTCATAGCAATCTTCTACTGATATAGCGACTGTGCCAAATGGTCTATCTGCGTTATCTTTAATAAATACTGCTCGGTATAAGTTATTTTCCGGTTCGGCAGGCATAACAACCGTCGTGTCTGCTTCAAGACTAAACATTTTAAGTAATTCTAACATTTTAGAAATCTCCTATTTAGGGTTAGTAAAGTGAGAGTACTGAATAGGAATACGTTATTCAGTACTCTTTTGTTGTTGAGGTTGATTAACCTCCGATTTCAAAGTTACCTAAGTATTTATAGTAATCTTTGAAACCTTTATCCCAATAATCACGATCCATGTCGTCATTATTTTTGTTAATCATATTAAATGGATAACCACTTCCCGTATATGCAATATAGATTAACTGTTCTACAGAGTGGATATCACGACCATAGACGCCGGCTTTAATACCAGTCATAATCCAACGTGGGGAAACAGGTGAGTGGAATACCCATTGTACATCTTTACCCGCTTTGATTTCACCCACTTTCACTGCAGGCTCATACCAATTGCACTTACCATCTTTCCATTGTAAGCACATGTTAACGATCAGTGGACCAGTATTTTGTGGTAAACTTTTTCCTTGTGGGTCATAGACCGAGAAGAACCCGCCACTGCCTTGAATCATGCTGATGTTCAGACCACCATCTTTAAAGTTGGTGCCGTTTGGGAAACAATCCCCTACAGCCACTTCTGTATGTTGTACGCAATAAGACGTACCCCATTTCTTGGTATCAGATGGCATGGCTACAAGCGTTGTCCATTTACCTGTAGGCTTTTCCATTAAGCCTTGTTCTTTAAGTTCATCCGCAGTAACGAGACGTTCTTCTGCGTAAGCACCTGCCGATAATACTGCCGCAAGCGTTGCAGCTGCAGCTAAGTTTACTAATAAGTTAGCGATTTTGTTTGTTCTGCTCATTTTATTTCTCCTCTAGTTTAACGAGCGTTAATGTAGACATCGTATCCATATCAACTGGAACGATATACTTACGAATACGACCGATTTCGTAAGATGGTTTAGCGAATCCGACTAATCGATTGCAAGAAAGCTCACGATAGTAGAATCCGTTTTCATTTTCTGATTTAGTTACCGGACTATTGATAACTTCATCAATTTTATCTGGGCTTGCCACATCATGCTCAATCCCAGCAAGGTTTGCGAAGTCGAGTAACATCGCTTCAAAACGTGCATCCACTAAGATGCTTGTTGCATTACATTTCTCTGCCATGCCATCATCAATCGATAACATTGCTAATACCTGGAATGCATGGATACGGAAGATATTGGCTTTGGTGAAATCAAAGGTATAACTTTCTACGATATGGCTGTTATCCGTAAAATGAATCGTTAATGGCTGATAATCCGAAGCCCGTAAAGCACGACCCTCAATCGGTTGACGATAGCGATTAGTGTGCTCTGTCTTCACCATAATCTGTTGTTGGATATTATACGTCCCTGTATTCATTTGAGACGCCAATGATGAGAGTAATGCAGTCACGGCTGCTCTATCATTGATATCCAATAACAAGTAAGATAAGATACCCCATTCTTTATCGATATGCACTTTGTATCCGATAGATCCTGTCTTATCATTAGATAGGATTGGATAAATCCGATTGTATTGATATTCCACGTTACGGACGAATACCGGAATGTACTTTGGTTGCATCTTAGCAATCATCGTCACAGATGTCTCAGGTAAGATGAGGTTAATAATCAACTCATCTTCATCATAAGGCATCTTCTGAGGGATATCATGATAAATTGGGGTAACTGGTCTGACGATAAACTTCATGGTTTTATCCATGATTTGACTGAAGATAGAGTTACTCATTTTCATCCTCCTTCATCATTTCCATCATCCACTCTACCGCACGTTTATCGTGCTCATTACCTTTGATCAGCATCCGCACTTCGTTGATATCCGTTTTCCCATCTTCACGACGTTTAATATGAATCATCTTCATGGTTAATTCATCATTTTTGTCATCGAATCCACGAATGAACAAGTGCCCTGTGCCATTTCGTTCAAATTCATAGGCCATCGCATACTTAAGACTGATGACTTGCTTAATATTATCATCAATGCGATAGTTCCATTTCACTGCCGTATAGTTACGCTTATTACGAATGGATGACCACACCGATTGAACATCATGCTCCGTAGGAAAGATGTTGTTCGCTTCCATATAGAGTCCACCTTTATACATGACAACAATCATGCTATTAAAAGGGAGATATAGGTTACTTAGCTCAGGTGAAACCTTTTTCGAGATAAGGTTTGATGCATCTGCACCGCCTTTTACATCAAACCGATAGGCGTTTTGACCATAAGGTCGAGTTTTTATACTTACTACGGGACAACTCGCTAATGGGATGCGAGTGTTTTTCGTTTTACGTAACTGATCACCTTGTGCCGACATGATATCGGTATAAGTGATAAGATGACTGCCGTTTAAATGACGTTTCTTCATTCCTAAGAAACCATCCTGCCAATATCCTACCGGATGGAAGGATTTGATAATATTAATTTTAGAATGATCAAAATCATCACTCTTTTTCGGGGTAATATTAAGATTCATTTGTTTTCTCCTGTCGAAGGGTTAATGTAATTAGTCTCAATATAAATCTCAACCTTGTGTTTATTGATTTGATATTGAGCGAACAGATGTAGAAAGAACACCTTTCTACATGAAGATAATATATCCTCATAATAATCAATAGACTGGGTAAAAATTACTAACTATACTAACGAGGTAATGCCTTATGAGAAACTATTCAAAAGAAGAATACTTAGATGCGATTACAAAAGCGCAACAACATCTTCAAATCTTAATGCACGATTTAATCACGTTAAATCGCGATTTTATCGAACAGATTAAACCTGTTACGTTATATCAGCTTTCTGCTGATTATACTAATCTCGTTGCAGAAGTCGATGAAAAGACGGTATTGAAGTATGATTACCGTAAATATATCCCTTATATCAAGGTAGATGGTAAACCATTAACCAAAGAAAATGTGAAGAAATCTTATCTTCCTTCCTTTACTTCTATCTTAGATAAAGCCATCTTACGTAAACCAGAAGACCCAATTCCAGAATCTTGTAACCACAATGAATGGGAGTTCCCAGAAGAACTAAAAGACTTCCGTCATTTAAGTTACGAGAAACTGCACGATTTCATTAACGAAACTAACCCGTCCGATAAAGTGCTTCGTATGTGGTTAATTCGTTACGTATTCCAATACCTGATTGCAAATGGTGTCATAGATGATACCCCGTCCCTGCGCTTCTATGAGCGTGCATTATGTCGTTATAGTTATCTGACGTTCTCGTTATATTACTATAATCTCTTTGATAATGTTCAACAGGGATTATTTGGATTATCGAAAGAAGCCACTGATAAGTGTTTCCGTGAGCATTACGAAACGAAATTAACAGAGTTATATGCCTTACTTGGTATTAATGAATCCACCGTACCTTTATCAGCGATGCAATTCAATCTATTAGGTAATCTGGTTAAAGCACGTGAAATCTTAGAAGCGACAGAAGAGAATATCTTTGAAGCCGATGATGTACAGCAAGCAGTCATTGCGTATATCATGCAAGGAATGACCTACACGCTCATGAAGATTCCTTATCGTGTTACCTCTCCGTTGGATATTAATCGTTTGATTGATTTGCCTATTTGTAGTCGTTTGACTGTTTTATCTCGTTTTGGTATCCCTCAATGTGATTATCTCCCGGAAGAAATTACAGGATTTAAATCATCCAAAAAGGAGTAAGGTATGCCGATGCAAATGTCACCGCTTGGGGCAGGTTACGTCGGAGTGACTCGACGAGTTGCTATCCAAGCGATAAAGCGGATTATCCCGCAGTTAGACTTAAGACCTGATACGGTAATCTATACGAAAGGACTTGAGGATAACATGCTAACCTGGAATAGTGAGAAGAATACTCTAGTTCCGATTAGACATGATGCCAATGAGGATTCTGCTCGATTTGGGGAATACGATAAAATTGAAGTGGAATTTAAAGAAGAGATTATGGATGAAGGGTTAGCGAGAAATATTCACATGATAGGGGATTTACCCCCTATCTTTGCTGATCCTGTTTTAGGGATTAAGTTATATTCGCAATACGTTCAAGCGAAGATAACCATGAACTTTACGTTTAGTGCCGTCTCTCATGAACAAGCGCAAAATGTTCAGGCTAAAATACTTCGTCTATTATCTGGACATCGTCATTTAACCATGTCAGAAATTCAGTACTTCGTTTTACCTTCTGATGATACGAAAGCTTTACTAAATGATCTCTATCAGCTAAAAGCGAATCGAGACCCAAATAAAGAAAGCTTTTATGATTGGATGAACCGGTGTTCTTATGATCGTTGTTATACAGAGTTAAAAACCCGTGCAGGATTAGGCGGAACGATGGCGTTTCGTGAGAAACAGCATAATGTCCTGCTTCTCTTAATGGAAACCAATGAACCGGAAAATCAGAAGAAAGAACGGGGTGCCAGTACGGAGATGACTTTTGAAGTCCAGTTCTATTATGAATCACCGTTCCAAACAACGACTGAATTCCCAATCCAGGTTTATAATCAATTTGTCCCCGCGAAATGGATAGATGGATTAAGAGAACATTATCCTCATGCGGAGCCTCGTATCACGTATGATGCATTTCAGAAAGCGAATAATGTGATTGCTGAGATGTGGGATTACCAAGGCAGTACCGTAAAAGAAAACTTCGGTTTACGATATCCTAACTGGGATAGTTGGATGAAGAAACCCTCTAATCCAGGTAATGATATCGTCTTAACTCGACTTATCCAATTAAATGAGGATATCATGCGAGTCAATCCTTTAACCGGTTATACGCAGATGGATTCCATGGATGCGATAGAATCGACCGTGATGAAGTTTGGTTGGGGAATGAAACGTTGGTTAAAAGACCATCATCAGCAAATCCTCTATGCGCCGAAGACGATTTTACATTTTAACCTATATCAAGGTAATGATAGAGTCGATACGACAAATATCAATATCACTTCTGATATCGGTATCTATACGAATTATAAATTAGAATGGTGGCAACAATGGCATCTTCAGATTGAACAACCTAGAGATTATCTTGGGGTTGAGAGAGAAGTCATGGAAGATCTGATGCGTTATCCTGATACGTTATCGGAAATCTACACGCATCGTGAAACCAATAAAGGTAATCCGATGCCAAACACGATTCCTGAATTGTGTAATTGGTATATGAAATTATTGCCATATGACCAGACTGGCATGTGGTTACCGATTTATCGTTGTTTGATGTTAAACCTGCCTTTGGATAATCTTCCTTATGGTCGTCATATTGATAAGTATTTTTATCAGTGGTTAGGGGAAACCTTTAAGGACATGAAAGATGAGACCGAAGCAAGAAGTGGCTGGCATCATCTGAAAGATGCCAAATTAAGACATGGTACCTTATTAGAGTTCCAACAAGCATTATACCTCTGGTTAAAAGCACATCATGATAATCCTGACTTAGTGATGGGATTATTCTTTGGTCGGACGAACTTCAGTAAAGTCATGGCTTATCTCTCTTATGGGTTAGACCCAGGACAAGAAGTTTCAATAGAAACCGGTATCCATCGTACCGTTATGAAAGGGTACGTTTCTGCCAGAAGAGGAGAACGATAATATGGCAGGATTTAGTTTTGAAGAAATCCCTCAGCGTCATGTTATCGCTGAGCATCACGAAAAGGTCATCGATAAGGAAGAAGTTAAGATAACGGTGGAGAAAGTCCATCCTGTTTCTGAAACCCCTTATTGTGACCAAAATGATGTCATGAAGATGCCTATCATTTCTCAACCTTATAATGGGGTGGAAGTCGATAGTAAATCCGATGACATCTTAAACATCATTTCCTTTATGGAAGGAAGTCCTTGGACTGTTGAGTATTATGCTCAGTATCTCGGTAAAGATGATGAGTCTTATGCTTGGACACTCGATAGACCCGCAGCATTCCAACAGTATCGTTGTATTAAGAACTTTGAGTTACGGGTAACGTCAGCCCTTTCTTATAGTTATGATGAAAGTAAGAAAGAAGATGAATTAACCGGTACGGCGCACATCTATCCGGTGATGAAACCGAATAAAGGCGATATGTTTATTGCGGATATTGGGGATGGACGTGCAGGGTTGTTAGAGATTACGTCTGTGAAGAAACTCTCTGCAAGACGTAATACGGCTTGGGAAGTCGATTATTTTGTTCGTCAGTTCATTACCAAAGAAGCACATGATAACTTAAAGCTTAAAACGATTGATACCGTTATCTTCTCATTAGAACGGTTACGAATGGGAAATGGGGCGTTTATTGAAGAAGAGGTTTATGGGGATTTAACACGCATTGAAGAAACGATGGATAGATTGATTAGTCAGTATTTCCGTCACTTCTATGATGATGAAACCTGTAGCTTTACTGTACCGTTCCATAATGCTTATCGGACATGTGATATTAAGCATAATGATTTCTTACTATCATTAATTGATACCTCTCGTTATCCTGAATACCATAAGGTAAGACGGATACGCACGGATATTACCGATAAACATAAAGGCTGGAGTATTTGGGATGCGTTGATGAACCAGGATTGGTTAGACTTAGATGATGCCATGACGAAGTTTAATATCATCCCTCGTCTATCGATGCGTAATGCAGAGATGGTCTGGAATGGAAGTCATAGTCAATATAATTACTTCGTCTATCCATATAAGGATTTAACGCAAATCACCCCAGTAAGCTTTACCCCACGTTTTACAGCACCGGCTGAGCTTCCATTATTTATTGATGAAGATATTACGCACAATCGTCGTTATATCTATCAAGTAGGGATGAACCAGGACTACGTCTTTAGCCAGTACTTCTATTTGGCTGATGAAGAAAAAATGAGTCGACTTGAACTTCAGGTATTTAAATACTTGAAACGTCAACCACTTTGTCCTGCGGAAATCCTGCGCTTAATGGATGCATCGGTGAGATGGGATGATTTAGATAGATATTATTATATCCCTATCTTGTATCTTCTTGCTCATGTCATTGTGATGGGTTACGTCGAAACCTACGGAAATATCGTTGCATAACAAAAAAGAGACTGCATTAAGCAGTCTCTTGATTATGTTGTTATTTGTTAGTTTTTGGTCTAACGTATACACGGTCAGCAGAATTATGATGGAGTGCTTTCTCCATATATGGTTCGATATTCTTTGGTACCTCAAGGATAAGAATATCAGGTTTTCTTTTCTGACTCGCTATTTTACATGTGATATAGATGACCATGTTATAGATTTGCGATAAATCAACTTCATCATCTTCTACCTCGATGTATTCTAACGGTTTTTCTGAATGAACAATCTCACATTCGTCTGTACAGATAGGCTTGATTTGTTCTTTATTAAACCGTCTACTGGTTAAGTCCAATATTAATTTCATGCCAATGATAAACCTTAATGTGACTGACGACTAAAATTTTAGTTTCTTTTACTTCAACAGAACCTGGAACGATATACAGGCACTGAACATCTGTTTCATGGAACAGTGCCTCGATATAAGGAATTACCTTTCTCGGCACATCTAGTACGACGAACTGAGGTCTGGTTTCCATGGCATCAATTTCTACCACCAATTTACTAGTGAAATCTGTAGCAGATCTAGGATTGATATGATTGTTATCATCATCTTGATATTTTAACGGTTCCTTCGCGTAGAACCATTTATAGTCACCGATATCTGCTTCAGCAAGTCCATCCAACTGAAGTTCATTTAGTACATGGGTAGTAGTATTTAAGATAGTTTTCATCTTTGCCCCTGTTGTTTATTTTTAATTTTAAACGTAGCTCATTGTTAGAGGTTGTAATCCATCTACCTTAGAAAGAGCAGGAAGGATATAATATCGTTGAATATCGGTTCCTTCGTACAGTGCTTCGATATAAGGTATCACTTTTCTTGGAATGTCCAATACAATGATATCTGGTCGGTTAGATGCACGATTAATTTCATCTGATAGTGCTGCTGCAAAATCAGAAGCTAACCCAGGGTTAATATTGATTTCTTCATCGTCATCATATTCTAGTGGTTCACTCGTACAAATGACCTGACATTCTTCATTGAGTATCTTAGTCATTTGCTTAAGTTGTTTTTCTGCGAATGTGTATTTTGTCGCATTTAAGATAACTTTCATTTTTGCTCCCATTGTTTGGCTACGAGTTGATTGAAGATACTTTCTCCATTACTTATAAATCTATTTAGATCTACATTGAAGCAGTATCCCATAGAACATATCAATCGATATGCTCTATATTCTTTTGTCATGCGTTTTGGCGGTAAATGTTTCATTGCCTGTTCGCGCATGATGGTTTTATTATACACAATAAAATCACGCATGATTAGTTCATCCATGCGCAATAAAGGTACTACACCGTGAGTAGCGTCATTTGCACCTAATTGTTCTGCCATCTCGATGGCCTGTACCAGAACCTCGTCTTTCTCGCGACATGCAGATGCGTATCGCATGAGAAGATAAGGGTTATCATCTTTCCCCGTCGTGTCCTTCAGCTGACATCTTCCGCATATCTGGAAGAAGTCACGTTCCGTCATGTAGCCTGACCAGTAGACGGCATCTGGCCCGATGCCTTCGTTATTTGAGTAAATTATAACATGTATAATATAATCGGTTGGTTTACGTTTAAAAATCATAATAATCCTCCTATTAGTTTATAGGGTTAAGAAAAAGATATGGGGAAAGTTTCGTTTCCCCATATCTTGTGGTGCACTACAAGATAAGTGCTGGTAAGAGACTTTCATCTCTTATCTTTATGGCATCGTCTCGGTTGACGTTATACTATTGCATTACTCGTCGAATCTGTGACTCGACTTTCAAGCGATATAATTCATCTTGACGGCGCTTTGCTTCAATCTCATCTGAAGCAGCAATTTGATTAAGAAAATCGATATCCATTCATGGATACTCCTTTATCTTAGTCTAAACTTATGGCACGGTAGTTATAGGGTACCGTGCCATATCCCTGAGAAGTCAAAAGTTCTTCTCATCACTAAGATAATATAGGATTATAAATTTTATAGAATGGGTTTTATCAAGGGTGTATAGACACTCTTTTATTATGTCCGAAAAATGGATATAGGAGTAATCAATTTATTGTAATCTATTCTATTTAAAGGAATTCCTCATGACAGAAATCATTGAAAACATTAATGCGTCTGAACTCCCAATTACGGAGATAGACCGAGAAGCGGCTGTGGTTGCATATTATGATGGTATTAATCCACCGACGACAACGATTCATATTCGAGCTGGAGATGAAACGATTCATGTTAATCCTGCTAAAATCAGTATCGCGATAAGCGATAGTATTGCCGAGGGAATATGGAAGGCCTATTACATGCCGATGTACTATCAGATGAGTATAGTACGTGAGTTGGTAGAAATCATCGCTCGTGCCACAAATAAGCACGATTTATTGAAGGATACCCCAATCTCTATTAGTTATTATGCAGGTAATGATACGTTCTTTATTGAATATCTCGGTAAGGAATTTGTGGTGATAGGGGATAAAGACAAGATCATCTTAAAAAGTGAAGTACCGATTCCGTTACTCGAGTCGATTGTATTTAAAGCAGATAATCCTACTAAGGTTTACCACTATTATCGTATCACGAGAGAAACCGTAGAGTTCTTAAAGCTACTCTTGGCTAATGATCGTATGATAAGTCCGATTTTGTCGGTGCTATCTATAATGGATTCGTTTGAAGAAAGACAGAAGTTCTTTGAACGTTATAACCAACTGCACAATAAGGAAAACTAAAATGAAATATGTTCCAGCTTACGAACGTTATTTTGATGAGGAAGATAAAAATAAAACACTCGTCTATCATTATAAGAACGGTGAAATTACACCGAAAGGTGAACCAACAATAGCGGATGAGTTTGATAAACAAACTGATTTTATCAATACCGTTGTATCTATTCTACCTAAGTTAATACCAGGTACAAGCGATATTGAACTTGCATATATCCCTATCTCTAATGAAATGATAGTGAAGTTTAATGTCGGGGAAGAAGAACGTTGCTTTGTAATGAAGAATATCTTTAGTGGTTTCTTGTTATATAGTTCTGTTCAAATCCCAGCGATAGAAGTTTTAACTCGAGTAAGAGAATGGCATACTGAGATAGAAGTCTATGAAGATTATCCATATGCTTACTTTATCCCAGGTGAATTAGCAAGCTGGACGAAGTTTATCTTGAATCATCCTGAGTTGAAAGGTATCGCGAATCATCCGTGTCTTTTACTTAGATAAGAAAAAAGAGGATATATTTCGATATCCTCTTCTAATAATCTGTAAGAGTTATCCTCTTACAGGGTTGAGCGTTAGGAGTTCATCTAATGTTAAATTAGACTCTCCTTTAGCCCAGGATGCGCATAATTCCTTATACGCTAAGTAACTGCGGAATTTAGCTCCGCAGGTGCGTTTTAACGCACGAATAATGACATCATTATGAGTCATAATTCCTCCTTATTTTAGGATGGATATTAGTGGGGATGCCAGACATCCCCACGCCTTATGTCCGTATATCGGACACATGTAAGGAGTAACCTAGGTTACCCCTCTATTTTACTTAATAATTTCACTTTAAGTGGGTCACTCTCGACCATCTCAACAAACACTGTACGAGTGTAGATGAAACGAATACCTGAATCTCTAAACTTCTCGTTGATGTATGGAATCACCTCCTCAGGCACATCCACAATCACGCAGTCAGGATTGTGTGACATCTTGTTGATTTTATTTTGGATGATCATAGCGCAAGTGTTAATTATAGACTGTATACCAACGGTCTCATCATCCCAGTCAATGCTCATCATATTTTCTGGGTAGTGAATCTCATAATTCTCATCATAGATATCACGGATTTGTCTATCAGTGAAATCAAGATTCGTGAGATTCAGAATAATTTTAGGTTCGGCTTTCTCCCATGCGCGTTCAATCGATCTTACATCAAGGAATCCACCATTTTCTAACTCAACTTGTTCTGTCTTAACATAAAGGACTTTTACATTTGTTCCTTTCAATGATTCTTTTACAATGTGACGATGTTCTACTGGTACTTCAAGCACAACATATTCAGGTAACATAAGACGCGATTTTACTTCATTCTCAAGAATAAATCGTGTAATAAACTTAGCGATATGGGCATCTTTCTCCCAGTCGATTTCTCTAATAATGAAGTAAGAATTATGG